GGCGCGAAGTCGAGAAACAGCAACCGCGAGGTCTGGCTGAGGTTTGCGGAGAAGATAGGAGCGACGGTGATCGACGACTACTATGCCAAGCCTATCCATCTGCACGACAGATTCGCGCTGTACGCTGGTGCTAAGATGAACTTTGGGGTCTGCAACGGGCCGGTGTTCACTTTGTCCCTCACCGAGTACCCGGTGGCCATGTTCGCCAACACGCAGTCGGCGCGCAACTCGAACACGCGATTCGGCCAGCCTCCCGACCAAAACTATCCGTGGATGCTGAAGAATCAGCGGCTCTTCTGGCGGCCGGACGACAGCGTCGACAGTCTCATGCGAGCACTGGACGAAATGCGCGTCTAAAAAAGACGCCCCCGAGCTACGCTGGCTCGGGGGGCGTTCTTCTCACGCTGCTCTCTCCTTCCACGCGAACAGCTTGCGCAGCATCGTCTCGTCGGGCGTTATGTCTATCGGCGGAATGCGGCACGCGCTACCGCCGTCCGTCTTCAGCCAGCTCGTTACCGCGCTGACTGGTCTCTGCTTTCTCGGAGGCTCCGTGAGAAGGGCCAGTGCTGCCGCGCCGATCGCGGCGAGCACCAGCAGGGCGAGCCTGAGCTTGTTCATCGCGATGCCTCCGTGAGAGGGTTGCCGCTGGCGTCCACTCTGCTGGACGCGGATATCTTGCCCACCTGCACGGCTCCGAAGAGCACGACCGCCAAGAGCAGGCAGTAGGCCACCACGAAGGCGAGGGTGTGTCTGTCGTCGATCCTCATGGCTGTATGCTCCTCAGGTCCACGACGTCGGAGTACTGCATCTGCATCACGCAGATCCAGCCCGTCCGTCTGGGAAACTGCCGCGGAATGGGCTGGCCTATCATGGCCAGCCGGTACTCCCTCGAGAGCGCCCGAACGCAGTGGTTCAGCACGTCCATGGTCGGCGCGGTCACCTTGACGCAGATGCGCCCGCGCGTCACCCGCGACGGGAACAGAGTCCACTCAGCCCCCGTGCGCTCGTCGGCGATCGTGAAGCTGCCGTATGCTGGTGTCGTCATCTTCTCAGCCCCTCCTCGGGCTCCTAGAGTGAGAGCCGGGGGCAGAGCTCCGCCCCCGGTACTGTAAAGATACTGTAAAGACACTTAACCGGCGAGCTTGACCACGCCCTGCTTGGCGAGGGTGCGAATCGTGCCGGTCTTGATCTTCTTGCTCCGCAGAGTCTTCACCGTCGCCGCGCTGCTGGTGCTGGTTCGCACCGCCTCCGTGCGCTTCCACTTGCCGGAGCCCTCGCGGTAGGGATTTTCCTTGCCGCTGACCCACGTTACCTTCGTGTCGTCGGTCAGCTTGGCGATGGGGCCGCGCGAGCCTGAGCTCTTCTTCGCGGCCTTCTTCTTGGTGGTGGCCTTCTTCGCTGTCTTCTTCGGCATGGTGTCTTCCTTCCTCGGTTGCTTTGGATCGCGAGCTCTCTGGATCTCTTCGTGAAGGCGCTCGCACGCTCTCACTCCAGTCTTCAGGTCCACGAACTTATCGACGGTGACGATCTTGCTGATGCCGACGTCGATCGCGGTGAGAACCATCTCGTTATAGAGCTTGACCGCGGCCTCCACCGTCTCCGGCTTCTGGTAGTCGGTGGTCTTCTTCTTGGGTGCGGCCTTCTTCTTGGGAGGCTCCTTCGGCTTGTCGTGTGCGCTGGCCGAGCCGACTGCCGGTGCGACGACGGGTGTCACTACCTCGGTTTTCGCGGGCTCCTCGATAGGCTTCTTGTCTTCCTGCATTGCTGTAGTTTCCTGTTTTGGAGTTAGATGGTGCTTAGTCCTTTTTCCTGGTCTTCTGCTTAGTGCTGCTGCCTCCTCTCTCCGTCTCGAGAGTTACGTGTCCCGACACGATCGCGTTCTTCAGCGTGGTCGGGTTTCCCTTCGCCTTGTGATACGCGCCGACGGTCTTCCCGTCGTAGGAGATGAGCATCTCCCATCGCTTGTGCGCGGCGGTACCCTCCTTCTTCGGGTTCTTGCCGCCGAACCGTATCACCTCCGCCTCGTCTATCCTGGACGGGGCGGCGACCTTGGTCTCCTTGGTGCGCTTTGCCTTGGCCTGCTCGGCCCTAGCGGCGCTCTGGGAGAGGCTTTGCTCCAGCTTGCTGCGCCAGTGGGCCACCGTCTCGTCCACGTCGCCCTGCGACCGCCTGCGGGGTATCGGCACGAGCCAGACCCACTCAAACTTCCCCCGCTTGTTGGCGTCGCGGAGATACTCCTGCAGCTTGGGCTCCAGCGTAGCCAGCATTGGCTCGTGCGGCTCCGGTATCCTCTCGGGCGGCGTTGCGCTGCCGTCCGCGGAGACCGTGCCCTTGGGTCTGTTCCTGACCAGCAGGAAGTCGGGGATCGACAGGTCCTCCGGGTCCTTCTTCATTCCTCGTCCCTCCTCGTGATACTGTGATATATGCGGCGGGCACCGAGGTCGGTGGTGCAGATCTCGTCGATGCCCTTGACAGGCTCCTTGACGTCGTCGACGAAAACGCCCACGCCCACTCGGTAGGTGACGGAGTGTGGGCGTCCCTTCTCGTCGCGGTAGGTCAGCGTCTCTCCTGCGAGAAACTCCTCTAGATCTGGCATAGCAGTAGCTCCCTCTGCCTGTTCTTCAGTCTTCGCTCGGCGCGACGCTCGGCGCCGCGTCTGGTCTTGTTGAAGGGGGACGCGTGCTTCCTCTGCTTGAGAAACTGAAACGGTCCCCATACCCAGAGCTTGGTCCTGACTTTTGGCTTGCGCTTTCTCCACTTGACTTGGGCCATGTTCGCTCCCTCCTGATTGGCCTGTGGCCGACGTTCCAGTCCTGCCTGACGGTAAGCTCGCTGACGCTGAACACCGAGCTGACGTAGTCGTCCGGGTTGAGACCTCTGCGCTTCAGCGCGCGCCTGACTATGTGGCCGCCGACGCTCTCGTCGCCGACGGTCATGAGCTTATCGTACACGTCCCATCCGTAGAACACCATGTGAAACGGCGCGAGGTCGCCTCCGTTTGTGTGAAGAGTGACTACGGCTCCTAGCGGCTTTCTTCTTACTCGCATTCTTCTTCTCCTTCTTCTTTGTGAACCAGAACTCTGCCTCGCTGATGCCCCGCTGACAGTCGGGACAGTCTGGATGGTAGGGATGCGCGCACATCACTCGTCCCTCCACTCGTCCGGCTTGTCCTGAAGCCACGCTCGGTACTGCTCCTCGTCGACTATCTTCTGCCGTGCGTCGGCCAGCCTCAGCTCCACCTGACCGAGACGCTGCGCCTTCGTGTAGCGCAGCCTCGGCTTCAGGCAATTCATCCCCTCCGCGTTGGTGCACGTTCCCTCGTAGCACTTCGGGCACTCCTGGAACTCCGTACACGTGCCCTCGTAGCACTCCGGGTTTCCTGTCTCGTGGCAGTTCGGGCACTCCTCGCACACGCACTCGTCGACGGCCCTGCCGCAGCACTCGCACGGCTCGTCGGTGACACCAGCCTGCTCGTCGATCATTCTGCTGGTCACGCCGGGGGGCAGACTCCAGCCCATCTTGCTCATCATGTTGTCCTCCTAGTGCTTTGTATCGTCTTCGATGAACTGATCGATGGGAAACGTGGCCATCATGTAGTTGCAGCCACGCGCCCTGATGTCGGTGGTCTGCTTGCACTCCTCGCAGACACCCCGTTCGTAGAACTTGTTGGCGTCGGGCATCGTCTGCCGAACGCCGCAGTGCTGGCACGTCCACTTCTGGTACACGTACCATCCGGCGAGAGCTCTCTCGTGAGCCCCCGCTGCTGCCTCCTCGAACGGGAAGTCGCGGGCTACACGTGCCTCGCGCTTTGCCGCTTCTCGCCTGTCGGTCATCGTCGTCTCCCTCTCTTGAGTGATCTGGTGAATCCCTGCAGTGCCAGCGTCAGGCCGGGTAGACCCAGCTTGTCCACTCGACTGAGGTCGCCGCGCATCAGGTCCTCGGCCAGCACGCTGCCGAGCTGGTTAGCCAACTGCATCTCCTGTCGCACGCGGGCGTTGCGAGCCCGCAGTGCGTCCGCGCTGGGATAGCCTAGATGGCTGGCCACCACCGCGTCGAACGCCTCTTCCGGGCTGCGGTAGCCTCGCAGCATGGTCTTTCCTATTACTCCCAGCCACGTGCCGTCCTCGTGCTGACAGACGCGCCCTACCCACTTGCGCCCCGACGTGATCTTGTAGAACGTGCAGGTGCCCTCGGGCCTTCGCAGAAGGAATCTCATGACTTTACCTCCGTTCCGTAGAGCGCGATGTACACCGCGCTGACTAGCCATACCGAGGCACAGAAGAGACCAAACGGCTTGTTGAACCATCCTAGCACGCTGTAAGCGTGATTGGTCACGGATAAAGCCGAATTGATCGTGTCGACTGCGCAGAAAAAGCATCCCATCACTGCTATGAGGCGGTAGTTCATGTCTTCCTCCTGTTGTCAAGACGAGCGAGTGCCTCGTTGATGACCGCCATGCACTCGTCGCAGTAGTCGTTTCCCATGATGCGCTCCCATCCCGGTGGTACTGTATGCAGATGCGGCGCGGTCTGCTCCTTTCCGCACTTGTCGCAGCGGTAGTCTATGCTCATGTGCTCCTCCTCTCGTCCGCAGTTACCTCGCGCAGCGACCGCGGCATGACCACGACCTCCTCCTCGCCTCTGGCGTTGATGTACGCCAGCACGTCCCTCTTCAAGACCTTGGCGGTCAGCACCGTCGGCGTCTGCTTCAGCGTAGAGAGGCGATGCGCGAACCACACCGCCCGCTCCTTGTCGCGCGTCCAGCTCATGCCGCGAGGCCAGTACGTCCTGTGACGAACGCCGCGATGCACGGTTATCTCCTCCGGCATCCACTGGAACACCGTCTGCTCGTTGGCGTCCATCACCCTGCGCGGGTCGTCGAGACTGCGCCAGATGTATCGCCACGCCAGCTTGTTCTGCTGGATGTTCTCGCTGTCGGTCCACGCCGACCGAACCAGCTTGTGCAGGTTCCTGTGAGCATAGGCTCCCAGTCCGATCGCGCGGCTCAGCGCCATGACGCGATACGGACGCTCGTGAACGAACACGTAGGTTTCCCAGTCCTTCTTGTCGAGAGCCGCGTCGCGCTGCATGACCTTGTGGCGGTAGCGCTCGTTGAGAAGTCCCGAGCGCTCCGGGTCGAAGAATATCTCGATGACGAGCGGATGGTGCACGCCGAGACCGAACGGTCCCTTGTACTGATACGGCACTAGCTCCTGAGTCAGCGGCTCGCGCTTGTTCAGCAGCTCCTGCATGTCCGTGAGGTGCATGGCACTCCCTCCCTAGATTTGGTGCCCCCGGTCGGGGGTAAAAGGTGCTGCCGCTGGCAGTCCCGTAAAAGGTCGGTCCCCAGCGGCCCACAGCGGGCCGCTGGGCAGCTTATAGCGAAGGGGGGGGCTACTACCCTAGCCCCCTTGCCCTAATGGCCCACGGGAGGCCTTTCTAGGGCTGCTGAGGGGCACGTTTTTGCCCCTGCCGGGGCAGGGCTGCCCGGTGCCCCGGCTACGCCTTGGCAGCAGCGTTTAGCAGGTTGACCACCTCGCTCAGGGTGCCCTGCACTAAGTACTCCTGCTTGTTTCGCATTATGACGCGCGTCGCGGCGCACGTTGGATGATCGTCGCCCTCCCAGCGAGGAGGGTGCGCGTCGCAGAAGTGCTCGGTACAGTCTACCCGCGTGGGATCGACCGACACCGGGCTGCGGGACTTTGGATCAATGGCCCATCTCGTGAGTGTCACTTGAGTCATAGCAGTCTCCCTTGTTGTACCGACTTGCCCATCATCTCCTTGACGCTTCGCGGCTGCGGCATCGGCAGAGCGTAGTCGCCGACCCCGACGGTCGCCCGCAGCACCTCGGCCGCCAGATGGCTCAGCTCCATCTGCGGCTTGTCCTGCAGAACGCGCCACGCCAGCTTCATCAGCTGGCACAGCACGTCCTCCTCGTCCGCTCTCGACATGGTCTTCATGTGTCTTTTACCTCCCACTTTTCCTTCCACAGATTGTAGGCAGTCGTCAGCAGCGTACCTAACTCCTTAGCCATCGATATGTCGTAGTCACTGACGCCGCCCCAGTCTTCTGGATGAGCGAGTAGATCTTCCAGTTTCATCTCAAAGTAGGGAGGCGCTACAACACTAAGATCTTCGTCGTCGTCTGGCACGCTGCTGAACAGTACCTCTAATTTTGTGCCATTGAGACACATCCACATCTGACCATGTTTTATAACCCACTTCAATCTCTTGAGCTCTTTCTTTTTCACAGCGCTCCCTCCCTCTCCAGCCGAGCGCGCATGTTGGCGGCAGTGGACAACGCCGCGCTGACGCCGCACGCCATGTCGACGCGAAGATTACTCGGAGCGTTGCGCAGCGCACCTATCGTCCAGCCGAGAACCTCGACCGGACTGGCGTCGTGGCCAAGGCGATCCTTGGCGCTCTTCTTGGAGTTCTCGATAGCCTCGACCATGCGCTCGCGATGCTGCCGCAGGTCGCGCAGCGAGTACTCGTAGGTGCTGATGAACTGGTCGACGAGCTCCAGTGCGCTGCCGTGCGCGCTCTGCTCGAGATACATCAGCTCGCGTACCTTGGTGCCGTCTGTCTTGGTGGTGGTCATGGTAGTCTCCCTAGAATGCTCTCGGTGGATGATTGCCCCAGCCTCTTCTGCTCAGCAGCTTGAGGTCAGCTGGCTCCTCGTCGCTGATCCACGTGGTACCGTGCCACTGCACGCGCACCTTGTCCATCACGAGAGCCAGTACCGTGCCCTCGTGCTTCTCGTCGTATCGCAGCCGCACCTTGTCGCCGCAGTGCAGGCCGATGATCGTGCTGGACGTTGCCATCACGCGCTCCTCTCTACCTGACAGTATTCGGTCAGGCTGTATCCGTCAGCGCCAGCCAAGTCCTTGGCAGTCTTAACTGCCTCCTCAAGTGAGGAGGAGGTCTCGATGTACCTTACCTCCTCGTACGTCGAGGAGCGATATATCACGAGACGCCACAGTGTTCTCGGATTTTTCATCGGACCCACCTCATCATCGCGATCACGCTCACGGTGTGGCCGCTGCCGTCCGCGTACTGAACCGAGCACTCGGCCGGGCCGCAGGCGATGACGACCTCCTCGCCAATAACCGTGACGTCCGGCCACAGCGGCGGTTGCTCGCTCCTGAAGTACATCTCCATCACTTTTCTCCATCCCATGTCGAGATTAAGTTGTTGAGCTTCTTTCTCATGGTGCTCACCGCACCTTGGTCTGCGCGCGGCAAACCAAGTGCGTCCATGTCCACGGAGAAAAGCAGCTTGAGAACCCTGCGCTCGCGCTCAGTGAGCGTTAGTGACTTTGCTTGGTCCATCACATGGTTCTCCTCTTTGCCATTCCTGCCCGAGTGGCTCGCTCGAACCACTCCTCAATGCCGTGCTGCACCTCGCGGTGATAGTGTCCGTGGTAGAAGCCGCCGTCCTCGCTGTTGAACTGATACGTGGCCCACTCGCCCCCGTTCACCTTGCACAGCACGACGGCTCCGGGCGCGGTGCCCTGCGCCGCTGGCGTGTGATGCACCATCACCACCTCCCAGCCGTGTTGCTTGGCGACTACGTAAAGGTCGTGCTCCTTCTTGATACTCATCTCTGTAATCCTTCTGGCAGTGTACCGAAAGCTGGCCTTGCGGTACGGGTTTGACATCACGTTATTTGTCAGCTGCGCGGCCTCGTCCGCCGCCGCGTCGTGGCTGTCGAACTCCATGCGCGTGCCGAGACGCGTGAGCCAGCTCTTCCGCGAGCCGGTCACGCCTCCCCACACCTCGCACCAGATTCCAAACTTATCACCCATCGCGGCCTCCTCACATCGACCAGTAGGCTTCGGACGACGGCGACATGAAGCCCGGAGTGTTGGACGGCTCCAGGTATCGCTTGCCCGACATCATGTTGACGCGCTCCACCGTGCGAACGACACGTGTCCGGTAGTGCTCCGCGGTGCACCATCCGTACTCGCCGCAGTCGTGCACCGCTGCGCACGCCCGTCCGTCATTGAACCGCCTGCAGGCACGCGCCGCCATGTGGGCTGTCTTGTAGATCTTCGCGTACAGAGTGTGCGGCTTGCCGCTGCGCGGCAGTGGACCGACCTGCATGGTGCTGCTGATGTCATAGACGACGTACATCTCGCTCTCCTGTTGCTGCATGTTATATAATGTCACCCCCGGCACGTGGCCGGGGGCGTGTTGCTATGCGTTCTCGTGGTGCGGCTGTACGTACTGCGCGAGCGTGCGCTTCAGCCATCCCACAGGGTCCTCTACCATTGGGTCGGTGTAGTGGATGGCAGGCACGTGCAGAACCTCGTGCCATCCGGCCACCTCCTTGACCTGCTTGATGTCGCGGTGGCCGAAGCCGCCGATGTGCTTGTTGACCAGCATCTCGCACGTGGCGTATCCGAAGAGCCTCGACATACTTACGTCGCAGATGTGGAAGGCTGCCCGAGCCAGATCGAGCGGCGTGGTGTCGATGCGCCAAGCCGCCGTGCTGGTCATGCCGCCGTCGCCCATGCTGGTGCCGACCCACAGCTCAACTGGCCGATGCTCGACCAGCTGACGCACGAGAGCCAGAAGCACGATGCCGCGCTTCAGGATCTTCTTCTGGTCGATGCCCATGCTGCTAGCCAGATCCATGAAGATGGCCAGCGGAGCGTTGTCTTTCATGGTGCGTTCGCGCCGTCGCATGCACTGAGGGTGTCCTGCCAAGAATGCCGGGATGTTGGGAATCGCGCCGACCACGTCGTCGACGTTCCGCCAGCCACGGCTAACCGGCACCTGATCCTCGATCTGACGGAGGAACTTCTCCGACTCCTCGACCAGACTGTAGTCGCCGGTCGAGGCCATCTCGCAGAACTGCGAGTGAGGGCGGGTGCCGTTGCGGCGCTGGATGTCCTGCTGATGGTCCATCCAGTGCCTGTTCTCGTTTGCCAGCGGCACGATCTCGCTGGCCTCCATGAAGCAGTAGTAGTTTCTTCCAACTTGTGCTTTGCGCATGTTAGCCTTCCACTTGTCTGCGTTGGTCGGGCTTCAGGTTGGCGAGGTAGGTCATCTGAGCTACCTCGTCCACGCTGAAGCCTTGCTCGATGAGCGCGACGCCCGCGAGGCCGACGCGCACGTCGATGAGAACCTTGAGACCCGCGAGGCGGGCACGCTCGCGAGCTTTGCGAACGCGGGCCAGCCACTCGGGGTGAGTGACGATGGCCGACTCTAGATCCGGGTCGATGTCCCAGTTGATGCGAACCGGGAACCGCGAGAGGAACGCCGCGTCCAGCTTGGTCGCGCCGCTGTAGTTGGCATCCGCGCCGAGACCCCAAGTATTTGCTGCACAGATGATGATGCAGTTGGGGTGCCGCTTGATCTGCTTGTCGGGGAACGTAGCTACGTCGTTCGCCAGATGCGGGTTGACCGCCAGCAGAGCGTTCGGGTCCGACCGGTCTACCTCGTCAAATACGTAGACGCCGCCAAACTCGTACGCGTCGCGGAACGGAGTGCGGTGATACTTGCCAGCCCCGTCGATGAAGCCGAGCATCTCGTGCGGAAACGTGATAGCTCCGTTGAAGTAGTGCTTCAGTCCGAGCGCCAGTGCCAGCTGAGCCCCCGCGCTCGACTTGCCCGAGGACGCCTCGCCCTGCAGGAAGATGCCGGGAGCGAGACCGTTGGCCAGACGCGCGTTGGCTGCGCGAAGTAGCATGTCGAAGCAGCGGTGCATCGGCCCCTTGATGGTGAACTTCTTGCCGTCGGCCTTGGTCACGGTGACCTCGACCTTCCGCGGTGCCCGCTTCTCGACTGCCTCGAGAACGCGCGGCATGATTCCGCTGATGACGCTGTCAACGCTCACGCGCTGGTCGCCGACCTTCTCGATGACCGTGCGCACTATTGCGTCGATGTCGACCGGAGTCGCCGGTGGTGTGCTGCTGGTAAAGGTGAGATCGATTTTCTTGTGCTTGCGCCGCGCACGCTGCAGCAGACGGCCCACGAGCAGAACTTGCTTGGGGGTCCAGTCCATGCCGCGGTCGTGCCAGCGGAGCAGGCTGGTCGCCTTGTCGTGGCTGTCGAAGTAGATGAGACCAAGCTGGCTTTTCTCCTTCAGGATCGGCAGTGCGTTCCGCAGGTCGTTTACCTGTGCTTCGTTGTTTGACATGTTAGTAGTATCCTCTAATGATCGGTTATGTGTATGGGGCAAAACGCCCCGTCGGGTATCTGCAGCAGCCGCGAGCGACTGCCTACTGGTAGTCCTAGTTGTCGAAGTCAACCATCACCCAAAGAAACTCCTCCGCCTCGGCGCGACTATTGAAGAACTCGTGCGTGCCGCGCCGCTTGACCATCCACCGGCCACCGGCAGTTCCGGAGCCCTCCAGCAGCACGTAACCGCTGACTCGCTTGACGACGTACCATGTTGTCATTGTCATTACTCCGCGTATCCGACGAACTTGCCCGAGGCCCGGTACAGCACCGCGACCCTGAACTCCTTGCGATCGTGCGCCTCGTCGACCACGATCATCCACTTGTGGCACGGCAGGCAGTTGTCCTTCCCGTTCATCATAGCCCACTTGTATGCCGCGTCGTACGTTTGAAAGAATGGTGCTGCGTTCATGTTAGCTCTCCGACTGTTTATATATTGTGACTCGGATGCGGTGAAAGTTTTTAGATGCGGCTCAGCGTGTAGGCACAAACGAGACCGCGCACGATGTAGCCGTCGACGCTCGTAGTTTTCTTGATCTGCTTCAGTGTTTTTCCGGCAAGGTACATTGCAACTGCTTTTTCCTCTTCCATGCGAATCTGCTTTTTCTCTTGACGCTTTGTCATTGTTGATCTCCTAAATATTTGATGGGCAAAATTGCCTAACGCGAGCGGCCACTGTCGCGACCGCTCGCTGTGACTTTGTTACTCTCTGAAAAACTTATCGCCCGCCTGACTGCCGTGCTCGCTGCGGTGGAACTTCTGCATTCGGCCAAGTAGCTACTGCTGTGAAAACCGGGATGCTAGTTCCGTTGCCCGTCGAGTGTGAGACAGTCCGGGAGTTTAGGTGCAGTCCGCTCATCTCGCTACTGCGGATGTGGCGTCGCAGCGCTCATCTCGCTACTGCGGATGTGGCGCTCTGGTGAATAAATGTGTCTGCCGCGCGAGGTTTATCAGTGCGTCGCGCGCGTTTGGTTATCGTGTGCTGCCGTTTGCAAATTGCAATTTTGCTGAAGTGCAGACTTGCCCCAACCCGTACCGGTCGGTGGATAAAAACCTTTGGCCGCTACGCACCTGTCACCGTTTCTCGCAAACCTGCGCCGATGACCGATGAGCGGAGGCTGTACCTGTTTTTGGCGCTTACCTTTTAAGTGGCACGGTGGCCAGCCAAGGTGCGCGGGTTTTTGTTTAGCGGTTTTGCCTTTTTTCCCGGTGCCGTGCCCCGCCTACTTTTGGCTTGGGGGGCTATGCTTTGGGCGGTCGACCCGCAGTCGGTAAAAACCAACGCCCAAATGATACCCTAACGGTAGGAGGGTGCAAGGCTTTTCTACTGAGTATTCCTTAGGGAATAAGAGAATATTGCCCCCCTAGCGGTAGGGCGGTGCCTGCCACGGCAGCTCACACTATATATGTCATCGCCGCGTCGAACGTGGCGTCGTACGTCTTGGTCTTTGCAGCGTGGCCCCACGTCGCGCCGTACTCCGCGTCCACTGCCATCGGAACGCTGAGAGGCACCACGTCGCGCATGATCTCGGCGATGCGCTCTCCGTCCTTGGCGTTGCTCTGCGAGAAGCCGAGCTCGTCGTGGATCTGAATGAGCGGCAGATATCCGGCCTGCCAGCACGCGCGCATCGCCATCTTGGTCTGCCGCGCCGCGCTCCCCTGAATGAGTCCGTTCATCGCCTTGCGACACTCCGCCCTTCGCAGACGCTTGCCGTGCCAAGGATGCTCCGGATCACTCTTGCGCTCCTCCGCCTCCTCCAGCTTGCAGAACCCCATCTTTATCCTGCCCCCGCTCCCCCATCCCCTCGCCTTCTCCTCGCTCGACAACCACGCTGGCTCCCACATGTCAAAGTGAATGCGTGCGCCGTCCAGCAGTCGAATGAAACCTGTTCGCTGCGCCTTGCTCTGGCACAGATCGTAGAGCTCCTTCACGAACGGCAGCTCGCGATCGTACTGCTTCATTATCTCCTCGGCCTCCTCGAGTGACTTGTTGGTCATCGCGGCAAACTTGGGAATGCCGGCTCCGTACGCCTTGGCGAAGTTTGTGTCCTTCGCTGGCTTCCGCGCCAGCCCGGTCATGTCCGCCACCATCGAGTGAAAGTCCGTGTGCGGATCGCGGCGATATCTCTCGGCGGCCTCGCGCGCCTTGCGCAGCTTCCTCTTCTCTGCGAAGTGGACTATCAGCCGGTACTCCTGCTGACTGTAGTCGCAGGCCTCCCACACCTCGCCCTCCTCGGGAAGAAATAAGCCGCGGATGAGCGCCGCTATCTCCTCGTCCCTCTTTGGCATCTGCTGAAGCGGGGGGTCCGAGTAACTGAATCTGTAGGTGCGGGTTCCGCCGTCCTCGCTCTTGAACTGGTTGATGGAGGCGTGCAGCCTGCCCAGATGGGCGAAGTCCATCACGTAGCCCTGCACGAACTTGTCGGCGGCCTCGCGCGTGCCCTTCGCCCTGACGATGGCCCTCGGCAGCCAGTGCGGATCGTTCTTCATCCACTTGGACTCGAAGCTGCCCCTGTCCTCCGTCTTCTTGGTGCCGCGCGGGAACTTTATCTTGAGAGCGGTGAACGTGCGCTCCAGCCACTCGTTGCTGCGAACGTCGTCGATGTCCACGGTGTGCCCCAGCTTGTCGCTCATCTCGCTGAACGTGTTGTCGGAGATCTCCAGCAGCCTCGCCTTGACCTGCTCGGCCTTGTCTAGGTCCACCCGTATGCCCCGCTTGCGCATCGCGTGCACCACGGGCAGCAAGTCCATCTCCAGCTGATACGCAGTCAGGAGGTCCTGTCTCTCCAGTTCGGGCCGCAGGTTCTCGGCTAATAATAAAGTGGCCTCCGCGTCGCCCTCCGCGTAGTCGCCCACGAACCTAGCCGGAAGCCGCCACATCTCCTTTCCGGGATCGACGCCGTATGCCGCTGCCGCGTCGTGCAGAACTCTGAGACGCTTGCCCGGTACGCCGCGCCACGCGCAGAGCGCGTCCAGCCCGAACTCGTACCTGTTCTCGTCTATCATGTAGGCCATGCACGTCGTGTCGTCCACGTTGGGCGGGGCTGGCACGCCCATGTCCGCGTCGCCCCAGCCCACGTCGTAGGGCGCGTTCTGCATCACGAACCTGACACCAGCCTTGGCGTGGTCCCGCTCCCACTGCGCGACCTGCTCCTTGTCGAAGCAGGCGGTGTCGGGATGCGATATGGGCAGGTAGAGCGACTGTACCCTGTCGCTCTCGCGCCACGCCACGCTAACGCCGGTGACGTAGCCTGCGTGATACGCCCATCCAGGTCCTCTGCCACCGCTGAGACCGTCGTCCTTGGTCTCGCGGTCCAGCGCCACGTACCTGCAGCGTCTTAGATCCGGAAGCTCGGCTGGTGGTGCCCAGCCGGACTCCGGCGCGAACAGAGGGTCCTGGAACCCGCCGACGTGGTAGTTCTTTCTACGCTGCCTCTTCGTCAAGCTCGCACCACTCCCTGTTCCTGACTATGTACTTGTCCGCGTCGGCGTGCCACTTGTATAGTCTCTGCTGCCAGTCGGGCAGCTTGCTCAGCTCAAAGTGATTGACTTCCTCCTGCAGCACCGGAAAGTGACCGCGCGCCCCCGGCGGACACTGTCGCAGGTCGATGATCCATCCCTCAAGCGCCAAGGTGTACAGGGATTTCAGCTCCTGCGGAGCGACGTGACTTCCGTGAACGAACGGCTCCAGTACCCATCTGTCCGAGCCTACTCTGCGATACCAGAAGCCAAAGTTGTCCCACGGATAGTGGTCCAGACCAACGACCCACGGATAGAGACTCGCGTGCTGCCCGCCGTCCTCCGGGGTTCCCGGCTTATATAGTGATTCCTCTCTTAAAGTAGCCTCTGATTTTTTAGGAAACGTACCCTCCCTGATATCGCGGTTTATCTGATCGGCGATACTCATCGCGTTGCTGTGTCCGGCTATCTTTCCGATAGCGTGCAGCTCCGCCTCCACGAGCAGCAGGTATCTCCTGAGGTCGCGGATCTCGGCAATCATCGTCCCGTCGCTGCCGTCGCCGGGGCGATCGAGAACGTCCCAGTCCCTCTCCTTGGCCATCTGCTCCAGTCTGTCCCACTTGCGGGCCAGCATCATGAACGTGCCGACGCCGCCGCGCTTCTTCCAGCTGCCCTTGTACGTTGCCTCCTTGCGACGCAGCTCGCTGACGTCCTCGTCGGCCACACCCTTCATGAACTCCAGATGTCTCATGTCCGTCATGTTATCTCCTTTATGAGTCCGTCCGTGTCGTGTCTCATCTGGTTGCCGCACATCTCTATGTACATCTGATAGGCACGCGACGGAAGCTGAGTCTCGCTGAAGAACCTGTCCAGCTCGCGCAGGATGCACGACGCGTGCGCGTTGCCCCCGGTCACCTGCTCGTTGGCCCATGCGTACAGCTCGAGATGATCGCACGCCTTCAGCTTGGCCTTGTCGTCCTCGCTGAGTCCCATGTCGTGCGGTAGCTGCAGTCGCCTGAAGATGCTGACCTCCAGCTTGTCGCAGGCTTGCTTCACTTCCTTGCTGTATCGCTTGGTCGGTGCCGGTATGTCGCCGACCCACGCCTCCGGCACGTCGTGAAACATGGCGACGGCGGCCAGTCGCGGATAGTCCTCCGGCCACAGAACGTAGAGCAGACACATCATGCCCCACGTGTGCTGCGACACAGAGTACGAGCCGTGATGCCGAATGCTGTGGCACCGCTCAGTGGCTCCTCCGGTGCGAATGGCCACCAGTCTCTTGAAGTCTACGTTAGACGCTGACACTTTTTGCCTCCCTAGCGTGTGCTTGATCCCACCTGCGCTTAATCCACTCGCTGCAGGCTGTCGCCCAGTCGGGCGAGCTGATGGTGGTGGCGAGCGTGTGCGCTCGCTTGTAGTCTCCTCGCTTGTACAGATCGTGCACCAGCACGGCTCGCTCCGCCGTGTGAAAGAACCATCTGTTCTCGTATCGCTGCTGCGGTAATTTGTTTGAATTGTCGTGCCGCCTGAAGAACTCCGCTACGTCTTCGTCGATGCTCTCGGGCGAGGTGAACATCGGCTCCGGCTGTAACTTGTGGAAGTACCTGTCGTCGCGCAGATGGTTGATGATCTCGTGCTCATCACCGTCGCACCGGCTGCGCAGCATGTTCAGCAGCGTCTCGTAGACGTGGAAGTTGTTCGAGAAGAAGTATAGGTGCCCGACACTCAGGCCGGTGCGCGCGGCCAGATACTCCTGCAGAACGCTGAAGTGCACAGCGTTGGCACCGTACAGCCCCCACACGATGTCGTGACTTCTGTTGCACACGGTCATGTCGAGATATTTAATCGAGATGTCCGCGAAGTCCACCGCTGCGGGCATCCGGTTGTAGTCGCTCCTGACCCTGAAGTAGACATGAGTATTGCAGGGTCGGTCGTTCCAGTTACCCTTCAGGTCGTTGCTGCCCTCGTGCGCGCCCTGTCGCTCGTGTCCCGACAGTCCGCTGCTCTGGCAGTCCCACATCTGCAGCACGCACTGACGCGTGTTGGGCTCCCCCCGGATACGCTGCACGATGACGTCCAGCTGATCGAAGCCGAGAGCCTTGCGCCATCTGTGTCCGTACGCTCCGTGCAGAGTGCCGGTATCGGCAAATCGGTCGCCGAAGTCGGAGACGTAGCGGTCGAGGGACTTGACCTCGTTCCTGCCTGCCAGCATCCACAGAGCCTCGACGACGTGGAAGAACGGATTGGCGTCGCGCAGTGCGCTGAACACCACGCGCTCGGTCGGGCTCCGCAGACAAGTGACCACCGGGCCGGGGGCGACTAGGCAGGTTCCGGCTCGGGTGCTCTCGCGAGTGCCGCTGTTCAGCAGATACTCGACGCCGCGCGGCAGCGCCTCGGCGACGTTCCGTGCGTCTAGGACGTACGTCATTTGATTAACTCCTCTAGAACGGTATCTCTTCGTCGTCCGCGTGGCTGGTGTTGCGCGTTGTCCCTCCGCTGCTGCTCTTGGCTGGACGCTCCTCGCCTCTCTCCTTCGGCTCGAACAGCATCATTACCGCCTTGTTGTCCTTGTCCGGATCCGGTACTGGATAGCTGTCCAGGTACACCGTGATCAGGCCCTTGTCGTTCTTCCACGCGGTGCCGACCTTGTGCCACCACGTCTTCCCTTCGTCCTTGTGCGGACGGGGAGTGCAAACGTCATATCTCTGTCCCATTTTTCCTTCCTCTCAGATAGAGTTCCTCCAGCAGTGCTGCTGCGAGGGCCGCGCAGTCCGGGTCGTTGTACCAGCGACACCGGCCGGACGGATGTGGCAGTTGTCGCCACTCGCAGCCGTCCTTGTGAACTGGATGTATGAGAACCTCCGGTAGACCGAGCGCGTCGCGAACCGCCGCGCCGAACACCAGTATAGTGCGCCCTTGATAGAGCGATGGCAACCGTCTGGCACTGTGCAGAGCTGCAGCCTTGTCCCACGTCCTGGAGTGGATCAGGTTGACGCGGTCGAAGCCGCTGAGATAGTCGCTTCTCGAGACATCCGGCATTCTCGTTCGCAGAAGCTGCCAGACGCGATAGCCTGTGCAACCCGGAGGATACGGGAACAGAGCGTGCTCCGGTCTGGAGGAGACCGGATTGTTCATGCCGAGTAAAACTGTCTTCACTTTGACTTCCTCTCTAGCTGCATCACGCACCATCCCAGCTTGCCGATGCTCTCGCGTCTGGCTATCGTCCAGCCGTGCCGCCTGACCGCTGCAGCGAACTTCTTCTCGTCGTGCGTCGCAACCTCGTGCGCTCCGGCGAGGTACTTCCTGCCGAGCTGTATCGTCAGCACGACGCGACGCTTGGCGAGCGAGCACACTATCTGCAACGCCTTCAGCATGTCGCTCTCGACCAGCAGGTGAAGAAACCTTATGCACACCACGCACTCGACGACGGGAGGCTTGGTCGCTGAGCTGAAGATGTCCGCGACAACTAGACTGTTCCGGCGCGCTCCTTTCCTGTACGCCTGTCGCAGCATCTCCTCGCTGGAGTCTATGCCCATGTACTTTATTTTTAATTTCTCGTAGGTCCTCAGCATTCGACCAGTGCCGAATGGCACGTCCAGAACCTCGTTGATGCCGCTGAGCATCTCGCCCGCGAGTCTGTTCTCCTCCTGCCATCGCGCTGTCTTCTCTCGCTTCTCGTCGTAGATCGCGGCCTTGCGGCCTCTGTAGGTCAGCTTCTCTAACTTAATCATTCCGATATCTCCTCCTCTATGACAGCGCCGGAGTTGATCAACTTTGCAGGCACTCCCCAGTCCGTGTACTTCTTGGTCACCAGAGCGTACTTCGTGCCGGGGTATCTGTTGAGAACGTGCGACAGATACGGCTCCGTGCCTATCTCTCGATGCTCGGCGACGACTTGCTCCAGCGTGCTGCGCAGCAGACCAGCACTGTGGAACGCCCGAACGCTGACCATGCCCCACTGAGAGATGTCCTTCTTCTCGACAAACACCGTCGGGTGAGGAATGTGGTCCACGCGACTCATGCTGCGATCGTTACGGTTCTCGGCCACCAGCACCACCGCGGACCACGTCTCCAGATACAGCGGAATCTGCATTACGTCCTCCCGCAACACGAGAGTGTCGCAGTCCATGACCATGACCATGTTGTCGTCGTTGACATTACTCAGCATCTGTCTCACAGTGTCGGCCTGACCGGTTGTCTCCTTCACGACCATCGTGTTGTCTGCGGCGACCACGTCGTAGTGGTTCGGAAATATTTGCTTGACACCGACAAGGACGTCGACGCTCTCCGGCAGGCATCTGAGAACGTGCCCCAGCATCGTGCGGTTGACACCTCCGTACGTGATACGAAGCATGTGCTTGGGCAGATCGTATCCTGCCTCCCTGTAGCGCGAGCTCTCGCCCGCTGCCGGAATCAGAACCGTGACACGTCGATCGCTTGCCATTCTGTCTCCTCCCTGACTCTCTTGACGAACTCCGGCCAGTCGTCGAAGTAGACGCCCGGTTGCATGTTGCGCATTATCCTCAGCTTCTCCTCCGGGCCGAGGCTCGGAATGATGGTGTACGCCTTGAAGACCGGAAACTGCTCCCTGATGCTGCGCACCGAGCTCTCGCTGGTGCCGGTCAGTATCTTGCTGCGACCCGGAACGAGAAGATTACACGCTGGCAGCAGTCTGCCGTACTTTCGCAGATACACGGGGAACACGGAGTGCTTCTTGGCGTAGATCTCCGGATCGTTCATCCAGAGCCGCGCTGGCTGATACCTGGATATCTCCGGCGAGACGACACCGAGCGAGGCATACGCCTCCTCGTTCGCCCTGCGCGTGGACACCAAGCACTCGTCTAGATCAAACAATAGTTGCACTGAAACATCTCCTCTCCGTTTCCTCGCACCACTCCCTGACATCCGGAGTCAGCTGCCCCCGGTCCTGCCAGTCCACGAGAATGCGTCTAGCTGTCGCGCCGCACCACCACAGCGCCCGACGTCTCACTCTTTTGTTGGTCCAGAACTGCGGCATGTCCCACTCCACTGGACTCTCGCCGTAGGCCACTGACTCCCATCCGGCTGCCGACTGCAGCAGTCTGCCCATGTCCGTCTCTGCAAATCTGGCGACGTGGGGCCGGGGGCTGATGGGGTCGCCGATCACCAGCCTCGTGCCGCGCCTCATCGCGTTGCTCACCGTGCAGTCGCCGTGGGTCATGCAGAGATGACCAGCTCTGGCGAAGTGTGGTACGAGCAGTCCTGTCCTGAACGTCAGGTGCTCGTGCCACTCCGCGTCGTGTTGAGTGAGGTGCGCTAGACATCGTTCCCAGACGTTGCTCTGCAGTGCCGTCTCCATCTCCTGCAGCAGACCCGGTTCTCGGTGAGCGGGCTCCAGATACTCCATGACGTACAGGCCGTGAGTGACTACGTAGATCTCGGGAGCGATGTCTCCCAGAAGCCGACAGTACTCCCCCTCAGCCGTGGCGCTGTCGTGCTCCTTCATCACTGCCAGAGTTATTTGCGCGCCACTCCCTCCCTTTCTCCAGAGCTTTCTGCCACTGAACGACGACCTCGCATCTCGTTCTGGCGTCCTCGCTGATCCCGCGGCCGACATCAGCTTTTCGCACAACCTTGACGAGTCCCGGATAAAACTCTGCCAGTCGCTCAGCGTCCGCGTTTGCTCTGCTGAAGTCTCGCTCGAGACTTGCTCCGCCGGGAGCCCCGAACTTTTGGTCGACGAGGACTGAGTGATTGACGACATTAGGGTATCCCTTTGTTAGAAGCTGCAGGCACGTGTCCATGTCCTCCCGCGTCTCGATGCGGAACGGCTTTGTCTCTCGTCTCAGCGTTGGCAGGTGATACGCCAGCACGTACATCGCTCGCTTGGCCTCCTGCCATCCGCCCTCCTGTGCTCGGTCGTTGATGCTGCCGCCGCGAGCGGCCAGTCCCGCGTGCGGAACTTTCTCGCACAGAAGACCCTCCATCTCCTTGAACACGCTCAGTATGTCCTCCGGCGTGGACGTCTTGAACTTCTGCGGCTCGTCGGTGCGGCGGGTGCAGAACCGAAGGTCGTCGTCGAGCATGCAGACCTTCCTCTCGTCCTTCAGCATCGTCTCTACTATCCAGCGTCGCTTGTGCGCTATCGTCCACGTGTCGTCGGGCTGCGCTACCACCTCCTTGACTTGCGGATGGTTGGCAGCGTGCGCCCGCTGCTCCTTCGATGGACAGACTATCACCGTCTGTTTCCGCAGCTCGGCCGGAAAGTTAGAGAACGTGATCTGCTTGCCTATTCTTCCTCTAGTCGGAATGACCATTAGCATTTGTTGCCTCCCTCAGTGTCTCTGTTAATGCCTTCCTCGAGCACGAAACTACCTCGACTCCCGCGCTCCTGAACTCATCCGCAGCGTTCTGGCTTCTTGTCCACGAGCGCTTGACGCCGTCCGCCGACAGCTTGTGCCCGCGCTTCCGCACCGAGCTCACGCATGTTTTTAAGTCCGTAGTGAGAGCCAGCACCCTGATGTCCTGAGGCTTGCAGACCTTGACCAGCTCGCTGACGAATCTGGCCTGCCCAACTCCCTCGCCTATGACCAGACTTCCCTTCCTGGATTTATCCCTGAGAGTAAGCACCATCCTGGACAACGGGCGAATTGTGTCCGTTCCTCCGTTCTTGATGTCGTAGCGTCCGGCGACGAACACCTTTCCGCTGCTGTATCCCAGCGGAGCCTTGCGTCCGGGCGCGAACTCGGGCTCCCACTTCCTCTCCTTCAGCAAAGCGTTGACTGCGGTGGACTTGCCGCTTCCGTGGCCGCCGATGATGTAGTAGATCATTTCTCGCTCCTTATCCTCGACCACGAGACGCGAACTCCGACTCCGAGCTCGTGTCCGTGTGCGGTGTGCTTGGTCTCGGTCTTCTTGCAGTACTCCGGATACAGCTTGCACAGCTCGCTCAGGCTGTCAAGAACAACCTTCGGCGTGCGCCAGCTATTACATCCGCCAACCGGCGGAGTCTTGTTCGTGTGCGTGGCCGAGAACGTGACGATGGTCCCGCCTCGCTGGATGGCATGGATTATGAGTGCGCAGTCCTCGTACACGGGCAGCGTCTCCAGAGGACAGTCCGCGAACTTCGCCGGGTCGATCGCGTACACCAGCGACACGAACTTGTTTCTCACCACCAGCGGATCGCCGCCCTCCGGCTTCGCTGCCGCTACGAGACCCTGCGAGAAGATCTGCTTGCCGATGCCCGCCATCGGCACCTTCCTGAGATGTCGCTCTAACATGCGAAACATGTCGCCGTATCCCTTGAACTTCACCAGACGCACGCTGACGTCGTCGTCCACGAAAAACATGGGCTCGCCTACCCTGCGCATGATCTCCTGCCGAACCAGACCCATGTGCTTCCTGCACTTGTCGGAGAGCAGCATGACGCCAGCCCACGGATACGCTCGGGAGTACGCCTCCAGCTCGTCGCTGTGCACCGCGACGCAGACCTCCTGGCCGCTGCTCTGCAGCCAGTTCATCGACGCGGAGGTGCCCGCTCTGCCGACCGAGGGAACATAGACTTTCATGAGAAGACTCCTCTAGGTCTGCCCTCGCCCAGCCTGACTCGCTCGTACTTGTCGAACTCGCAGAGCGTGTGCTCCACGTCGCGCATCTCCCACTCCGGCCAGCCGCACTCCCGAGGCCAGAGGTTCTCGGAACGACTGTACTGCAGCAGGTCGCCCATCTCCGCGAGCATCTGCTCCGTCGTTCGCGAGTGGTCCCTCTTGTCGCGCCCCGCCACTCTGTTCAGGCCGCGCCTCGCCCCCGGCCCAACGCTGCACCACGTCATGACGTCGGGAGCGTGGTCCAGCAACTTGGTCCACCGAAGGTCGGTGACTATCTCGTAGGAGTGGAACTTGCCGAAGAACTTCTTGGTCTTCAGCCAGAGCCACGCCTCCTGCAGTGTCACGCTTCGCCTCTTCGCCATGTACTTTGCCTGACTGCGCCAGTCGTCCTTGTAGAAGTCCGACAGAATTTTTAGTATGCCGTCTAGCTTACTATATCCGGGAGGCGAAGTAATTATGTATGCTCCGGTGACGTATGGTCCGCTAGGAAGGAAGTCCTTGATAAGCTTGCGCATGGGCCGCACGTCACCGGAGTTGCAGAAGAGAGCGAAGGCAGTGTTCCGACCTAGATCCGGCTGACAGAACACCGCCTCGCCCACCGCTATGCGATTGAACATCCTGAAAACTACCGTGGCCAGCAGCACGTCGGGATCGTCTCTCATGTCGTCGCGCACGTTCCTGCGAAACCAGTCCGTAGTCTTGTCAAGCTCGCGGAATACGTTCGTGAACCGGAACTTCTGAAAGATTGGGTCCCGAGTCAGCTGGTCCTTCGGCGTCCCCTCCTGTCTCAGCAGGTATATCGAGTGTCTGTCCCTCGCGTACTTGAAGAACTTCTCCAACTTCGCCCGTTGCATCTACTTCCTCCCTCGTCATCTTGAGCCAGTGCTCAGCGGTGTGCTTCTCGTCAGCTCCGAAGTCTTGTCTCAGGAGCCACGACAAATATCCTCTGTCCTTCAGTCTCACCTCGCGCCACGTCTGCCCCCGGTACTTGCCGAACGACACAGTCCTTAGCAGAACAGGGGCTGAGGTGAGAGTAACTAGGTCGTCTATAGTGCGGTCCGTCGCCAGCATCCGCGCCAGAATGTGTGCGGTCACCACTGCGTCGGTGAGCGCGCGATGCGGCGGGTGCCGCAGCTTTGGTATCGGCAGATCGAGCCAGTACCGCAGGGTCTGGTTGCCGTAGGACGGTGCGTCCGGCCACACGTGACGAGCGCACTTCCACGTGCACACCGTCGGCTTCGCAGAGACGTAGCCAGACTGCGCGAGCATCCGCACATCGAAGTCCACGAAGTGGCCCGCCACGTAGTCTGCGTTCTTGATGATGTTCAGCAGCGATATGCGCCGCGCCATCAGGTCCGTCATGGTTGGCTCGCACTCAAGCTCCTCGTCTGTTATGTGGTGCACGCCTCTTGCGGCTGGACTTATCGAACATGTCGGCTTGATCAGCTGGGTGCGGCTCTGGGCCACTCGGCCGCTCGTCACCGTCACCACTGCCACCTCGCACACTTGGTCTAGCTCTCCGTCGCCCGTTGTCTCCGTGTCGATCACCGCGACATACATCCGTCATCTCCTTGACTACGGCTTCCAGTCTCTGTATCCAGTACTCCAGCAGGGTCTTGCTCAGTGTTCCCTTGACGAGCTGACCGGAGATCTGTCCGTTGATGCGGGCGGTCGTCCAGCGCCACGACTCCATCTGCTCCTTTACAGCCATGGACATTTCCTCGCACTGTCGCGCTGGGGCTCCACCAGCGTTAGGCGTTCTCGGGCACGGGTCGCCGCGACGTACCACACGCGGCGCTCGTCCTCGGGATTCTTCTGCATCTCCTGATACGTGCGGCTGGCCATCTCCTTCATTATCACGACGTGATCTGCCTCGCCGCCCTTCGATCCGTGGATGGTGCTGATGGTGACGCGCGGCACCTTGCGCAAGTTCTCGCCGCGCTGAAGAGCCTTGCGGATGTATCCTATCTGCGACCGCGGTATCATGTCAAGCGCGTCGTACCACTCGTCCTCGCGCAGCAGGCCGCCCTCCTTCTTCATCCACCTGAGATCGTGGCACGTGTCCTCCTCGTGCCCCGACAAAGTCTTGAACCCGCGCTTGACGCCGCGCCCCAGAGTCATCAGACCGTAGATCTCGCGTATCTCCTTGACGGTGGCCAGTCCGCCCTTTCTGAGACGCTCCCACATGGTCATGGCTCGCAGCGTCCTCTCGCCGACGGACCAGTTCTCGTAGGGAAGTCGCCGGTAGAGAATTCCCTGATGCCGCAGGGCTGGCTCTATCTGCTCGGCGATCACGTAGATGTTGCGAGCCAGCACCAGTATCTGTCCCGAGCTGCAGTCCACGTTGTTGAACGACATGGTCTGGTCCACGCGCCCGTCGGCCTCGCGCGCTGCCCACTTCTTCTCGCGACGGTGACGCACGCCGCTGATGACGGAGTTCGCCAGCTCCTGCACGGTGCGCGGCACTCTGTAGCTCTGGTTGAGAACCTGAACGTCGCCGCGCATGTCGATAAGGTGGTCCACGTCGGCACCTGCCCACCTGTAGATCGCCTGATCGTCGTCGCCCGCCACGGCTACCCGCTTGCAGCCCTCCGCCAGTCTCTCGACGACGCGCCACTGCAGGGCGCTGAGGTCCTGACTCTCGTCGATGAAAAGTTCCTCCAGATTGACCTTGATTCTCTGCCGAAGGAAATCCGACAGCATGTCGGTGAAGTCGAGGAGGCCGTGCGCCTCCTTGAACTCCTGCAGGCGAGCGGCGAAGTCCAGCAGTCTCCCTCTGCTCAGACCGTCGTCGTCCATCGAGTGCAGCGTCTGCAGCGGAATCTGCCGTATTCTGGAGAGGTTCTCCATGAACAGCAGCCTGTCGCCGGAGCTGAACCCTGAGGACGTGCCGTCCTCGGAGATGTTGCCCGAGATCTCGACGCCAGCGTACTCGGCGAACTCCTTCATCCGCGCGCCCGACAGGACCTCGTGTCTCTTGATGCCGAGCTGCTTGAAGCACATCGAGTGAAGCGTGCTGAAGTTTGGCAGGTCCTTCTTCTCCAGCTTGAACTTCGCCCTAGCGCGCTCCATCGCCTCCGTCGCAGCCTTGACGGTGAAGCTGAAGTAGCCGATGCGATCGGGAGGCACGCCTCTCGACAGAGCGTCCTCGACAAGGCGTATGAGCTTCGTGGTCTTGCCGGTGCCCGGTGGTCCCAGAATGATCTCGGTCATACCGTCATGGCCTCCGCCAGGATTATTCCGCCGATGAAGCTCTGGAGACACTCGAACGAGCAGAAGTGCAGGTCGTCGCTCTGGAAGACACCGGGATTCTCGCACGCGACGGTGACCTGCAGCACCACGCGCCCGTGCACCTCCTTGTCGCAGGTATTGCAGTGATAGACAGTAGTTGCTGTCATGTCAGTCCTCCCTCCTGATCTTCGGTGGCGGCATGATCGGTATGGCCTGCACCATGCTGGACGGCACAAACCACGTGCGAACGCCCTTGTGGTTCTCGATATTGAAGAACTTCTTGCCTCCGCCCATTCTCACGATGTTGTCGAACAGCTTCCCGCGCTCGAAGTCGCGTATGCCCTGCTGTCGCAGGAAGCGCTCGAACGACTTGATGGTGAAGTAGTAGCGGCCGTCCTCCACCGACTCGTAGGGTCTACCCTGAGTCAGGTCCTCCACCCTGTCGCCCTTGGCGCGGTCCGTCAGGAACTCCTCCAGCTGCTCGCGCAGTCTCGCCCCCGGCTGCGCGTCCTCCGGTACGTCTATCTCTACCACCTTGTCCATTGCCTCCTGTACTAGAGCAAACCATGCGTCCTGCTTCATCGGTCTGTACGTCTTGTTCACCCGATTCATGCAGTGCCGGTGAAACTTCTGGTAGTTCTGCAATTCGTCGGTGGACAACTCGAGACGCTGCCCCAGCACGTCGGCGAACCAGACCGGGGGTTCGGAGTTGAGCTTGCTGAGACTGGATATGACCGGGTACTCTCCGCCGCGTCCTATGCCGAACTTTCTGGCGCGGCACAGTATCGAGTCGCAGCAGGAGCGCATCGGCTCCTCCTTGCAGGTGTACTCGTAGTCCTTCTTGCTGACCGACTTGATGACGCCGTCGACCTCGCTGCGCGGCAGCGGATCGAAGTACGTCTGATTGGCGCTCTCCAGCTTCTCTTTCCACTCGTCGGGGAACGCCCGCTTGTAGTAGAGAGCCATCATGAAGAGTGTGCGCTTGCGCCCGTCCTTGCGCACGCCGAGCGACGTGAGATGCTGCAGGCACGGAGGCCCGTCCGAGAAGTCGCCCCTGGAGGCAGCGGTGCCGTTGCCGCGCTTCTTCTTGCCCGTCGACGCACCCTGCCCGCGCCGCGCCCTGCAGATAGTCTCCAGACCCTCGGTGGTGGTCAGCATCTTCTCGGCGTAGCTGACGAACTCACCCATCGTCATCTCAGCGCCCGTCTTCTTGAGACCGTGCTGGTTCTTCAGCTTGCCGCCGTAGGTGCTGCCAAAGTACGGCATCACCATCCAGCTGCCTAGGTCGTTGCGCTCCACTAGAATCTTGGTCTGCTTGGGAAATATCTCGCACTCGGCCATTCCGAGCGAGGCCGCTGCGTCCCTCAGTACTCGCTGAACGTCCGTGGCCGGCTCGGGCTCCTTGAGGAACAGGAACAGGTGCAGGCCGCCGGACTTGCTGCGACAGGGAACGAGCGGATACTTCGCCTCCTCCACCCGCTTTATCATCTGGAGCAAGTCCACGTCGTACTCGTCGAAGTCTATGCTGCCCCACGAGCAGCTATTGTCCTCGCGGATCGGAATGACCCCCAGCGGGCGCTCGCCCTTGACGTGCTGCTCCCAGAGCTCAGGGGTAACAGGCTGGCGCACGGTCTTGGCAGTATTCTTGATGGCCCACTTCAGTCCCTCCGGGTCCTTCTCGGGAACGCCGTGCGTACCGGAGGCACCCTGAAATCCCTCAAACAACTTCATCAGTCTGGCGACTGCTTCCTTCATGTCGCACGCTTCATGTTAATCTCCCTAGAAGAAAGGGCGGTGCGGCACTGACCCGCTAGGGACGGGAGCGCCGCACCGCTTACTGGACTACGCCGCGTCCACCTCAGCCGCGTCGTGTCCAAGGCCGTCGTCGGCGTCGCTCTCCATCCTGTCGCTTGTCTTTGTTCCAGCGACGAAGGCGTCGTGCAATGCCTTAGCCAAGTCTCGCTCTGCCATCGTGGTGATCGGCGACTCGCGAGAGACGTCGTACTGGTACCACGAGTTCTCGCCGACAGTGCGCAGCTTGGTCTTCAGTCTCCAGTAGTACGCATAGATCGGCAGAGGCTTGCCGCTCGGCGTCTTCTGGTTGTTCATGGCGGTCATCCAGTTGCGGCCCACCATGTGACCACTGCCGCTCAGCGGGATCGTGTAGGGCAGCAGAGCACCGTTCTTCTTGACGAACCCCGAGAACTCGCGGGACTCGTTCACCGTGTTGCCGCTGGGCATCTCCCACATCTTGCGGATCTTCCCGTCGTCGCCCTCCTTGTCGACCAGCCTAGCGTTCGCCGGACGCTCGGCGTGTCGAGCAACGAAGCCTCCGCGGTCAGGTGCCCACTCGATCCAGCACTTGGCGAAGTAGCACGGCAGGAAGAGCATGCCCTCCTCGCCGTCGATGAGCGAGTCGCTCTGCTCCGCGTTGCGCAGCCAGATGGATCCGCCCTCCGCCCCCGGCACGTACTTGTCGTGTCCCTTCAGGGCCGCCTTGCTGTTGGCCTGCAGGAGATACACCAGAGGGACTACGTTGTCCTCCATTCTCGTGCTCAGGCCAACGCCTGCGTCCTCCTCGAGAGCTCCGAGAAGCTCAGCCGGAAGCTGCTCCTTCACCTCAGTCAGCTCAGTCTTTGGTTTATCTTTTTCCTTTGCCATTGGTCCTTAGTCCTTTCACTTCAGTTAGTTCCACCACAGGATAAGTCGCCGCACCGAGCAACTCCATGTCGGCCGGTGACAGCGGCTCTCCGTCGGAGAATCTCCGACGGATCTCGGCGGTGAGAGTGCTGGAGTGCACTCCCACCTTGACCTCGTAGTCCACGATCTTCTGCTTCTTCAGCAGGGACTGAAATTTCTTGGCCAGCTTTCCCTGACCCTTGGAGAAGTCCACCTTGTACTGTGTCTTGGTCAGCCCCTCCAGCCACCTGAACTTTCTCAGCGCCTTGTCGCGCCTGTCGTCCTCCGGCAGCTTGGCGGTGAACAATGTCTTCAAGTTGGCCTCGTAGGCCGGATAGTTGCCCGCTGCCTCGATGGACAGGGACGGCACGCCAGCGCTCTGCAGCATGGCCACCAGCTCGCCCGAGACATTGAAGTGGCCCACGATTGACCACCGCTTTCTCTTCAGCTCGGCCACGGCCTCCTCCGCGTCCTTTATCCTTGCGTCCAGCTCCCGAACCTCGGCTATCTTGTTCCTCAGCGTCACCAGCACGTTCTCGCTCCTGCTGGCCACACCGGCGTCCTGCTCCAGCACAGAGGCAAGCTCTGCGCTCATCGCTGATTTCTTCACGGAACTTCCTCCTGTAGGCAAGACATCAAGCATGGCCCGGACTGGGGGCGAAGTAAAGCGGCTCAGGACGACCTGCGCAGCTGAATCTTCGCCTCAGTCGGAACCTGATTGTTGTGGTAGCACTGCTCCTCCACGTCGCGAAGCATGTTGAGCGTGACATCGGTGTTGCGGCCGAGACGCTGCCAGTACTCCATGACACTCGCCGACCTCCAGCCGACTCTGCTGCTGCGCACGTGCACCTGAAGCTCGGGTGGCAGCTGATCGTAAGCCTGCATCTCCTCGGTGGCCTTCCTCTTGTACTTCGCGTGCTCGGCGGAGAGGTCCGGCCTCTGACGACCGAACTGCGGCATTCGCATTCTTCTGCTCACGGTTGCTCCTCCCTCACTATCTTGAATGCGTTGACCTCCCTCATGCCCATCAGGAGATCTATGGCCTGATGAAGCTCGCTCACCGACGCGTATGCGCGCGGCAGCCTGTACCAAGTGTTCTTCTCCTCGTTCAGCGTCTCGATGTAGAACGTGATCATCGCTCCCTCCTCTGCTGATACCGAAGTAGCTCGCGAACCTCCTCCCAGTCCCACCGACTGGGGCCGCCGTCCCACATTCCGAGGAAGCCGTCCCCAGCCGCGCACGCCGTCAGTCCTCGCTCCTGAAGGACTCCAGCCTGCCAGCCGCGCACCAGCCACAGCTGATCGAGATTGGGCTGTCCCCTGACCCTCCTGCGGCGCGTGGCTATCGCCGTCACGCCCCCGTGTCGCTCGCGCGTCAGGAGCCAGCCGACCTGCTCCGGCCGCATCTTCACGTGCCAGACGCGAGTAGCCTTGTACTCGATCCAGACGTCCCTTCCGTCGATGCACACGTTCGAGTCCGGAACGCCGCGGTCCAGCAGTCTCTCGATGGTCTGCCAGTGGCATCCCTTCAGGTGCTTGCGGAACAGGGGGCGAAGTCCGTCGTCGATGCTCACTGAAGCGAGGCCTCCCTGAGAACCTTCTCGAGCTTCTCGGTCGGGATTATCCAGCCGTCGTTGTCAGCGTTTCGCTGGCACTCGCTTCTCAGGAACGTGCCGAGCGTGTCGTCGACGTCGTGTCCCTCGAGAATCTCGTCGTCGAGCAGAAGACGTCCGCCGCACTCCCTGGATCTCTCGATCATGCACTTCAGCATTGCTCTAGCTGCCGGTCCGGTGATCATGACACTAGCTGCAGCTGATAGCCGCGCCCCCACATCGTCTGAAGTGTCATCGGAAGCTGATACTTGAGCAGCTTCTTTCGTATCTTGCACACGACCACGTCGATCACCTTCGCGTCGGGACCGTCGCCCGCCTGACGCCAGTACATCGAGTCGTACAGTCGCTCCTTAGTCACGAGTCGGCCCTTGGCGTGCGCCAGCACGGCCAGGAGCGTGGCCTCGCTGGACGTAAAGTGAAGCATCTGTCTGTCCGGTGAGGTTCTGATGACGACGGTCAGGTGCTCGGCGGTGTGGAACTCCAGACCGGCGAAGGTCGTCATCTGCGAGTACAGTTTCTCTCCGCAGTGCGGACACGTGGGCGAGGGTCGGCTCTCGACGCTCGTGGTGTCGGTGGCCAGCTTGTGCAGGAGCGCCTCCTTGGCGAACCCCGGCTCCATCTTCTCTAGCTCACTCATCTTGCTGTCCTCTCCTTGGTCCTGAACCTGCGACCGCAGGCGGTGCAGATGCGCAGCCTGACGACGTAGGTGTTGACTCTGCGCGTGTCCAGCACGCGGGTTGGCCCCTTCTTCGAGCAGGTGCACGGCACCGTGGCTCCTCCCCTCGGTCTCTTCTTAGCTCGCCGCATGACGTCTCTCCTCCTCGCTCTCGAGTACCTGAATGACTTCCCTTATTTGCTCGGCGGCGACCGTGGTCATCGCGTCCCTCTCCCAGCAGGTGAGCTCGCCGGCCCTGCGCTGCTTGTGCTTCTCCAGAGCGTCGGCGAGGGAGAGAACCTTGCTGTACGGAACACCCGTCCTTCTGCTCAGCGCCAGATACGGATACGAGCTGGTCATGACTACCTCCTACGGCCAATTTTTATGCACGCAAACGCCGACGCTTGCAATAGTGTCGTAGACCTCCACTGAGTTCACTCCCTCCTCGTAGCAGAGCGACGAGGCTACCCGCACCAAGTCCAGGTCGCCCTCCTGACTGTAGGTGGCACGGTGCGCCTTGATCATCATCTCCTTCCTGAGAGTCTGCGACACGTCGCACCATATCCGGGTGACGTAGCGCTCGGTCTCTACCCTGAGGACGTACTCGTACAGGTATCTGTCACTGCTGGCCATCGTGTCGCCCCCTCGCGTTTACGTCGGCTCTCGTCAACTCGGAGAGCGTGAACAAGTGATCGGCCGTGTCGCTCCGGTGCGACGACACCGCCCGCCTGTCGCCCGGAACCAGAAGTATCGCCAAGGCTCTCATAATGAGAGCCTGATTGATCATGATCTTGTCGAGTTCGCTCATGGTCTCCACCTGTCGTTAGGTTTGATGCTCTCGGTCTCGAGGAGAACGTAGGCAAGGCAGCACAGGGCGAGCGTGCAGAAGAATAACAGAAGCAGGACGCTGGTCGTGGTCATCGCCTCTGTCCCTTCCTGACGATCCGTATGTTTCTCACTCCGACGAAGTCGCCGTCGACGGCTTGCCGCAGGCCCTCCAGGATTTTTTCACCAGTCGCTGACCGAGCCGCCGACAGACATCGCTTGCAGACCAAGTCGCCCGACGGAATGAGCCCCTTGTTCATCCAGACTCCTCTGCCTCGTCTCCTGCCGCAGCAGGCGCAGACGTATCTCATTGTTTCTCCTCAGGATCTAGAGCACTGCGCATCTCCTCACCGGGGAACAGCATCCCGCCTATCTTATCTTGGTTCTTGTCGAGCCATCGCGCGCACCTCTCGACGGTGGCATCGACAACAGAAAGCGGCTCAGATCGCCTAGGGAATATCCCGCTACGCATGTCTCTGGCGATGTGCTCAGACGTAGTCTCCCCCATCCCCGCAGTGACAGTAAGGTGCCTATCAATTACGTTCGCCCACTTGGCAAAGTCGTTATCGTGCCCATTGGCGATCCTTCTGAGTGTATCGCGTAAGGTTTCGAGTTCCTGTGTCGGCTTATTTGGGCAGTTCGGCATTCCACAAGTATCCCCGGCCTGCCACTTGTGCGGACTGTGAAACATTGGACATTGAGTCTCCAACTCGGCAACGCGCATCTTGTATTCTGCCGCCTCATCGCGATAGCCCTGAATCATTGCCTCCAACTCGGCAATTCGATGTCTCAGTGCCGTAATTTCCTCGTCCTTATCCGGCTGCATACTCTCCTGTGTCTTGCGTCTCTCGCGCTCGTACTCCTCGCGCTCCCACTCAGTCACGAATCTCGGTTCCGTCATGGGTCTACTCCCCCTTCGTGTTGCTAGAATCGTCACGACGCCGACGACGATAGTCGCCGCGACGAGAAAGCCAAGCAGCCACTGTCCGCAGTCAGGGCACAGCATACAACCATTCGTCTCTCATGTGGTTAGCCTCTTCCTGATCTTTCGACCGAGCCAATGCAATGCTTTCGCTGGCACGACAATCAGGTAATAAACTACAAGTATCGCCACTATATCAACTATCTTTGTCATGAGCCTCTCCTATGCTTCCGTGTCGCGCGGTTCACCCGCTTGGCATCAGGGTCCAACGGGCGGTCATACTCATCGGCCTGCCGCCGTCGCTCGGCGCGGGGGTCCTTACCAGTTGCGAAAGAAATACCAACCTCCTTGACGGTGTTGGCCCACGCTACTACGGCGACTTCCAGTAAGCGTATAATCATTGGTCTAATCCTTACATGGTTTTTTGAGAGTTGGAGTATGCCCATCATTACTGCATGGCGCTGGAGTCGCGCCGCGATTGTAGCGCGGGTCGTCGATGGTGCAGCCGCTTAGTAGGAGAAACAGAAAGACTATCACGGTCGCCATAGAGACGACAGCACAGAAGGCGACGAGGCCTCCGCCACCAATCTTCACAGGCTCACTTGGCTGAGGTGTCATGTTGAACCGCTCCTTATGATTTTTAAGATAAAGATATCTTGTCCTAGCCATGTCGTCATTCGACCCTGCCCATCTCTCGGCACCAGTCGCATCGCTGCTCGAACGTCGATCCGCAGAACTGACATCTCATGGTTTCTCCTTGCGAGAGCTTCATCGCGGCACCGGTCTGTTGACGACGCGGTTCCACCAGCCCGCGCCCAGCTCGCACTCGGTCTTCGGCGGCACGGCTCTCAGTCCCCTCTCGCGCTGAAGAAACTTGCCAGTCTCCCAGTCCTCCGGGTACTTGGCCGCATGACTCAGCGTCAGGAGCACGTCGGGGGAGGGCAGCACGGGCAGGTCGCGGAGCGCTTCGAGAAGACCATAGTACGCGTCGGCCAGATACCTCTTGTCGTCGCGGAGCCTCTCGATCTCTCGCTTGGCCTCCAGGAGATACTCGAACGGATCGAGCGCGCTGGTGCAACTCTCCATCGCCAGATCGTAGGAGCCCTGCAGCTTGTCCACGATGTCCACGCCCTCGTCGCCCATATCTATCTTCTGCTTCTGCTTTTTCTTTGTCATCGCCTCACCCACCACTTCTCTCCCGTGTCCAGAAGTCCGCTCTCGGGCAGCATCCCCAGTCGCACCGCGATGCGCTCGGAGTACGGACGGTTGGCGTTGATGCGAGCGCGTATGGGCCGCGCGGACATCGTCGCCAGAAGCTGCGCCATCTGCGTGCCGAATCCCACGCGGCGATAGTCCGGTCCGACGAACCACGCGAGCGTGCAGTAGTCCCTCTCGACCTTGATCTGTCCCCACGCCACGGGGTCGCAGACGGACCAGTTGGCGTACATGTATCCGACGTACACGTGATGACTCGGGTCACTCAGGCGGGCCTGCAGCCACTCCAGCTTGTCGCCCACCCACATCTCGCCGTGCGGGTCCCACTCGTCCATCAGGAGGGAGTCGGCCAGCGTGCAGGACCTGAGAATCATCGCCCGTCCCCCGCCAGACCGCAGTACCCGCGCTGACTCTGGTCGTGCACCCTCTCCGCTAGACGCCAAGCCATGCACCGCTCGCCAATGCAGAACCGGGCCACGTCGCCGTCAGTCACCCATACCTGACCGCAGCCCTCCGGTCCGCAGCATCGCTTTCGCTCCGCCGCCTCCTGCACGTGGAGTGTCGTCATGCCGCTGCCTCCACGAACCCGGCCACGTCCCGCCAGAACTCCAGGGGTCTGTCGTCCGAGTAGATGGCCATCTCGTGCTCCAGGTAGCGCGTGTCGGTGTCGCCCAGCGTCGACTTAGACTGAGAGATACTCCTCAGCTCCACCAGCACGTCGGTGGGATAGTCACTCTCCGACCTAGGTCCGGCGTAGACCTTACTCCGCACCGGAAGGCGCACCGTGCCCGGACGACAGTGTCTCTCAGGAAGGCGCACGAATCCTAGTACCTTCTGCGGCTGGCAGCAGCAGCGCACCGCGATCCACTGGTGCCAGCCTCTCGTCTCCACTACGGTCATCTTCCGTCCTCCCTCGTCAATTTGTCCACCACCTGATCCACCGTCTCGCGCAGGCAGAACCCGTGCACCTGCGTCTCGACGTAGGAGTTGGCCACGTATCCGGAGAACACCGTCGTGTTCTCGCATCTTCCCTTTATTCCGGTCACCGCTATCACCTGCGACGGAGCCAGCCACACCGGCCCGCCGTCGGTGCCGGTGAAGTGAACGAAGACGAGCACCGCGACGAGAGTATTCCTCACTCGCTTATTATCTCCGTCTTCACGACCGAGTAGCCCGGAGGAAGAATGAACTTGGCAGCCGTCACTCTCCCGTCGTCGCTGTGGCCGAACTTGAGTCTCATCAGCACGTCGAAGATGTCCTTGCCGAAGAGAAAATGTCCGCCCTGATACTCGTCCTTGTTCACCGACTCAGTCATGTCTCATCCCCCTGCAGTGGTCCAGCTCGTGCGCGTACACTCTGCTTCCCCTCATCACTCCGCGCTGAAGAAAGACGACGCAGGGTCGATGTCGGGAGTACGAGCAGCCGGGAGTGCTGGCGAAGCAGAATCTCTGCATGTCGTCGACCACGCAGACCACGATCCTGTCCGCCTTGTCGTACCGACAGTACGACGGAAGCGAGCTGAGGGAGACAATTCTCGAGGCCATGAGAAGTTCTAACATTATGCACTGAGCTCCACGTATCCGCGCCTGAGTGCTATTCGCATGTCGCGGCGGCGCAGGCCGCGTCCCACGAGCTGACAGACGGACATTCCCACCCTGACTCTGGCCAGCCTGTCGTACAGGGGAGAGCCCAGAAGCCTTCTGCGTCCCCTCTCCTTGGCAGAGGGTCTGCGTACCTTGACGACTATCCTGTCGTCGCCCGTAGGCTTGGCCACTGCAGGCGGACGAGCGCCGCGAAGACACGGAGGACATCGCGTGATCCTCTTGCCCACCAGTCTCTCGGCGAGTCGCAGGCTCGCGTCGGTGTTTATGCGCAGCGCAGCCAAGACGACGTCGGCCTGCATCAGGTTGGCTCTCTCCAGCACGTCGTAGAAGGAGGAACCGGGCACGTCGCCCTGAACCAGTCCGTTCTCTACCATGTATCTCGTGAGGTCCACTCGCAGGTGGCCTCCGGCGCGAGTCAGCGTCGCGCGGTATCTCTCAAGCATTCGGTGAGCTCCCTAGATATCGTTGAGGCGGGAAAATTGAACTACCCCTAGTAGCAAGCGTCCAGCAGCGTGCACCGGCTCGCGGTGGCCCTGCAACCGTCATGGACCCCCAAAGTCAAATAAATGTTCGCTTTTGTGCTGCGCTGCACAGGGCTCCTGAAGGGTGCCTTTTGCCCCCGCTCGGGGACATCGGAGTGGTTAACGCGTCCACTTTGGAAAAACCAAAGAAAGGGATGATAGGCTCGATAAAGTTATTGCGATTGCTGCTGAATTTTGAACTGGCGTCCTGATTTGCAGCGAGGCGGAGGGTGCAATCCTATCAATCCTATCATCTTAACGATTAGGATGATAGGACCAATTATATAGTGTTTACAATTACATTATCATCCTATCATCATTATCAATGTCAGGGGATTGAAATTCTTGAAATGATTTTAATATTTTGCTGTATAAGTGATAGTCTATTGCTGAATCGTTAAAACTCCGGTTTGCCAAAGGCTCGCGGTTAGGGTACGTCCCTTGACCCAAAGTTGTCGTGTGGGGTGAGGCTGACTTTGGTCGCAAGTTACTGGACAACCGCAGCTACGAAATTCGGCGAGGAGCAGAGGGCTGCTCATCACGTCGAGCGACAAGGATTCGAGTTCTATCTTCCAAAAACGATAGAGGGTCTAGGCGCGAGGCTAAAGCGCGACTACCTTTTCCCCGGATACATCTTCATCAAAGTTAGTCAGGGCTGGCACTGCCTGATGCACACGAGAGGTATCAGGCGGATGTTCTTCTGCGGAGAGAGCCCGACTCGCATGGCCTCCAGCGACATCGATCTCATCAGGCGTCGGGAGAGTGCAGACGGCTTCATTCGACTCAAGCCCCCGGTCATGGTCGGCAGTAAGGTCACCATGAAGAGTGGGTCATTCAGGAATCTCGTCGGTAACGTGGAGTCGATGACTGCACGCGACAGGTGCACTGTGCTTCTCTCCATAATGGAGAGAACCGTGGCAGTGGACGTTAGCCTAGACGCTGTAGAGGCGGTCGCCTAATATAGGACCGTATTCTTGGGTCTTTATTTGTGGGGTGCACTGAGCCTCAGTGCGGTAGCTCTGTCTTACACATGGGTCACCCTTGGTACAGTACCAGCGTATGGAAGCGCAGGCGTAGGGCACAGTTACGTGCACGTCCCTTGTGTGACATGTGCGAGAAGGAGGGCATAGTGCAACAGGCTACAGTCGCTCACCACACCACACCACACAAGGGTGACTGGAATCTATTTCTCACATCCACACTGCAGTCCCTGTGCAAGATGCACCACGACAGTATCGCTAAATCAATAGAGGCAAGAGGATACGACAAGACCATAGGGCACGACGGATGGCCTCTAGTCGATCATCTAAAAAATAAATCATGAAAATTATTTTTTGTCCGGGGGGGAATAGAAAATGTTTTTAGAGATCTTTTCTAACACCGACGGGGGACCTACAAATTCAAAAACGACATTTTTCTACGGAACCCCTAGAGCCGCAGGAGGTTTGTAGTCATGGGTTTGCGTGGTCCTAAGGTGGTGGTCCTGCACGACAGAGCTGGCCCTCCCTCCAGGCTCACCAAGGAGGAGCGCGAGGTATGGACTGTCACGGTGGAGGGCCTCCCCGTGGAGTGGTTCAGGCCGGAGCAGCTGCCTCTTCTCGAGCAGTACTGCGTGCACGTGTGCCGGGTCAGGCAGATAACTCAGATGATACGCGACGGGGGCAGCAAGCAGGCGGGTGTCTCGCTGACCGACCTGTACCGCATGGAGATGGCCGAGACGAAGATGGTGGCGTTTCTTGCTACCAAGATGAGGCTCACCCAGCAGTCGACCCTGGCCGTGAGAAAATCGAAGCACGGCGGCGGACCAATACAGAAGCCTTGGGAGAGGGACTCCGACGTTGAGGAGGAGTAAGGCCACCAAGAAGAAGCTCTCGCGCGGCGAGGACAACATTCGCTGGATAGAGAGAAACTGCCATGTCCCGGAGGGCGACGACATGGGAGAGAAGGTTGTTCTCCGCGAGTGGCAGCGGGACTTCATCAAGAAGATCTACGACAACCCCGACTCCACGCGCACGGCGATACTCAGCGTGGGCCGCAAGAACGGCAAGACCGCGCTGGCAGCGTTTCTTCTCATACTGCATCTCATAGGCCCGGAGGCGGTGCGCAACTCGCAGCTATACTCCTCGGCGCAGTCGAAGGAGCAGGCGGCGGTTCTCTTCGATCTGGCTGCCAAGTGCATACGGCTCTCGCCTAATCTTCGCCCCCACTGCACGGTGCGCGACACCTACAAGCAGCTACTCTGTCCCGGCATGGGCACCAAGTATCGGGCGCTCTCCGCGGAGGTGAAAACTAGCTATGGCCTCAGCCCCATCTTCATGGTGCACGACGAGCTGGGGCAGGTGCAGGGGCCGAAGTCCGAGCTCTACTCGGCACTGGAGACGGCCACTGCGGCGCACGGAACGAAGAAGTTCAGGGAGGTGGACGGCTCGCGGCGACAGCCGCTGAGCGTCATCATCTCCACGCAGGCGCCGACCGACAACGATCTAATGTCCATTCTCGTGGACGACGCCCTCACCGGCAAGGACCCGAAGAAGGTGGTGGAGCTGTGGACCGCCGACAAGGAGGCGGACCCGTTCGACGAGGAGACGATAAAGCAGGCGAACCCGGCCTACGGCGACTTCCAGAACGACGAGGAGGTTCTCAACGCTGCAGAGAACGCCCGGCGAATGCCGAGTCAGGAGGCCAGCTTCCGCAATCTCTACCTGAACCAGCGGGTGGAGGCATTCAGTCCCTTCGTGACGAAGACGGTGTGGGACTCGTGCGGCGCGGCACCTGCAGTTCTCAAGAGGGACACTCCGATATACGCTGGCCTCGATCTGTCCTCGACCACCGACCTCACGGCGTACGTCGAGATCGGTCAGGTTGGGGGTGTGTGGCAGGTGGCTCCGACGTTCTGGCTCCCCGAGGAGGGGCTGAGAGAGAAGGCGCGGCTGGACAGAGTGCAGTACGACGTGTGGAGCGACGAGGGCTATCTGGAGGCCTGCCCCGGCAAGTCGGTGGACTACCGATACGTGGCCGACTTTCTGGTGGACCGCATCAGGGACGCCAACGTCAGGAAGATCGCTTTCGATCGGTGGGGATTCAAGCATCTCAAGTCGTGGCTTCTGGAGGCCGGACTCACCGAGAAGAAGATAGAGGACACGTTCGTCGAGTTCGGGCAGGGGTTTCAGTCTATGTCCCCGGCCCTGCGCTCGCTCGAGACGCTGATTCTCAACAAGCAACTGGCGCACGGCAAGCATCCGGTTCTGTCGATGTGCGCGGCGGTGTCCGTGGTCAAGCGCGACCCGTCCGGCAACAGAAAGCTGGACAAGGCTAAGTCGAGGGGAAGAATAGACGGCATGATAGCTCTGGCGATGGCTGCAGCGGTGGCCGAGAGTACGGTACCCGCGAAGAAGGTCGCGCACGACCTCATGTTCGTCTGAGAGCTGGGCGACTGCGTCTGTAATAAATCTCTCATGGACAGTATCACCCCTCACTGCGATGAGAGTGGCTCGTCCCCCCTGAGTCAGCAGGCGCAGTCGCTCTTTTTAATTGTTCCGCCGAGACTGATGGAGGAGGCCCGCCGAGTGTTCGCCGGGTCGAACGTAGTGCTGATAGAGCAGCAGCAAATTCCCGTGGGCGAAGACTAGAGGAGACATGGCAAGAGAAGTAAAGAGCAAAGAGATCGCCTATGCCCGACTCGACATCAAGTCGATCGACAAGCAGAAGCGAGTAATCACGGGAACGGCGACTACGCCTACTCCCGACAGAGTGGGCGACATCGTTAATCCGCTCGGAGTCGAGTTCAGGAACCCTATGCCGCTGCTGTGGCAGCACAGGTCCGATCAGCCGATCGGACTCGTCAGGTTCGAGAAGCCGACAAAGGCGGGTATCAAGTTCGAGGCCACCTTGCCGCAGCCCGCAGATCTCAAGAGCGAGAATCTGCGGAAGCGCATCGAGGAGGCAATCGAGAGCGTAGAGCTAGGGCTGGTTCGCGCTACGTCGATTGGATTCAGGCCCATCAAGTACGCCTTCATGGACGACGGAGGCGTGGACTTCCAGGAATCGGAGGTGATGGAACTATCGCTAGTGACGATCCCGGCTAACGCCGAGGCCACCATCGCCACCATCAAGCACTTTGCTACCAAGTCCGATATCTCGGACACCGCTACGATTACTATCACACCGCCCCAAGCTGTCGCTCCGCCGCGAGGCGATAATGTGGTCGTTAAGACCGCGCCGACTGTCAAGGCATCATCAACACGAAAGGAGACATCCAAGATGTCTAAGACAATCGCGGAGAAAATCTCTGCGTTCGAGGCGTCGCGCGCTGCCAAGGCTGCCGCGGTCGCCAAGCTTCTCGAGGGCGAGGGTGACGAGATGGTCACGCTCAACGCCGAGCAGCAGGAGCAGCACGACACACTGATGCAGGAGATCAGGGACATCGACGCGCACCTTGTTCGACTGCACGACGCCGAGAAGCTGGCAAAGGAAGCAGCCAAGCCTGTCACCGCAGAGACAATCACGGAAGACAAGGCGCGGCAGCCCATTCGCGTCACGGCGATTCATGCCAACGTGCCGAAGGGTCAGTCCTTCGTGCGCTACGCTCAGGCTCTCACGGCTGGCAAGGGAAGCATCGATCAGTCGATTCGCTTCGCCAAGTCGGCGATGAAGCGCGGCGGATGGGACAACACCCCGGAAGTTCTCGACTGGCTTGAGCTCGACGTGAGCTCGATCATGCGCGAGAAGGCCGCGGTCGGTGTCGGTACTACCACGGACGCGACTTGGGCCTCGCCGCTCATCGCGTATAACGTGCTCTCGTCGGAGTTCATCGAGTATCTCCGCCCGAACACGATCATCGGCCGCATCCCCGGTCTGCGTCGCGTTCCCTTCAACATCCAGATGCCGCGCACCACAAGTGCGACGTCAGCCGGATGGGTCGGCGAAAACGCGCCGAAGCCGGTCAGCGCGATGGCCTTCGATACGGTTCAGCTCCGCTGGGCCAAGGCGGCAGGCATCGTCGTCCTCACGGACGAGCTGGTGCGGTTCAGCAATCCGTCGGCGGAAGCCGTCGTGCGGCAGGACCTCGTGGACACTATCACGCAGTTCCTCGATCGTCAGTTCGTCGATCCCTCGGTGGCCGCAGTCACCAACGTGTCGCCGGCCTCGATCACGAACGGCGTGACTGGCGTCACCCCGACTGGAACAAACGAGGCAGCGCTCCGCACGGACGTCGCCACGCTGTTCGCGAACTTGCTCACGCTCAACTTGTCGCCGTCCGGCGGCGTGTGGATCATGACACAGCAGCAGGCTCTGCGGCTGTCGCTCATGGTGAACTCGCTCGGTCAGCCGTCCTTCCCGAACATCAACGCGGAAGGTGGCACGCTGTTCGGCTATCCGGTCGTGGCGTCGGAGAACATCCCGTCGACGACTGGCTCGCCGACGGAAGGCTACCCGATCATCTTCGCGGTCGCGAAGGAGATCCTGCTGGCCGACGACGGTCAGGTCGTGCTCGACGCAAGCAATCAGGCGTCGATCCAACTTGACTCGGCGCCTGACTCGCCTCCGGGTGCGTCCACTGCTTACATCTCGATGTGGCAGATGAACATGACCGGTCTGCGTGCCGAGCGCTGGATCAACTGGCTGAAGCGCCGCACTGGCGTCGTCCAGTTCATCTCGTCCGCGCTCTATCGCTAAAGCGGAACTCCGGGTTAGCTCACTCCTTCCTCTGAGCGAGCTCGGGTGGAGAGGGCCGGTACGGAGTCGCCCCCGGCATCGGCCCTCTTTCCTTCCTCACTCATTAGAGAATTCAGCATGAGAGTAATTACTCTAGTCGTTCTCATAGTTGCACTGACGAGCTGCGCGCACGCGAACAATAAGCGCGGCTCGTGCAGCAGTGATCCAGTTGGTATGATCGCCAACTCCCTCAGGCTCTGCAAGTAAGCTGCCGTCTCGGGTTGCAGCTCTCATCCGCAGCGGTGAGAGTGAGTCTGTCGTGAGACAGGTTTACAGAGACGGCGGCACCCTCTAAACGGGAGTAAGACTAATGACGAAGACACTGAGAGCAGTGGTGGCGTTTCCCTACAACGGCGAGTTCAGGAATCCCGGCGACAAGTTTCCGGCCGCGAGCGACAGCGACGCAGATCTCTTGTCGCGACTCGGCAAGGTGGAGGTCGTGAGACAAAAGGGCGATCAGCCGCCCCAGCAGTCAGCTCCGGCTCCAGCTCCCGAGAAGATGGAGACCACCGCGGTCAAGGCGGAGGAGACCATCGCGAGCGACGAGGAGAAGCCTGCCACTCGCCGCGAGAGGGTGTACCGGCGGCGCGACATGAGGCCAGAAGAATGAGACTCTTTGGCTACGAGATCGGTAAAGTTAAGGCTCCCGTTCCGGCGACGACGACTCCGGTTGGATGGACGTTCAACGGTCCGGGGGACTGGCTGAACAACTGGCCGACCGTTCAGGAGCCGTTCACCGGAGCGTGGCAGCGGAATATGGACATGCGCTTAGAGAGCGTGTTGTCCTTCTACGCCGTGTACGCCTGCATCAACCTGATAGCTGGCGACATCGGCAAGCTCACTCTGCGGCTGGTCGAGAAGAAGAAGGAGAACGTCTACGAGCCAGTCGAGGTTCCGGCTTTCTCTCCCGTTCTGCGGAAACCTAACGGATACCAGACGCGCCAGCAGTTCATGGAGAACTGGATGGTGTCGAAGCTTACCTCGGGCAACACGTACATCCTGAAGGAGTACAACAACGCTGGCACCGTCAGCGAGATGCACGTTCTGCACCCGGCGATGGTCAGGCCGATGGTGTCGGACCTGGACGGGTCCATCTGGTACTCGGTCAGCAACGATCCTCTCGTCGTCGAGCAGAGGCCGGACACGGACCTGATGATCCCGGCGCGGTTCATCATTCACGACAGATTCCCGCCTCTCGGTGGACACAGGCTCTGCGGCGTCGCGCCGATAACTGCGTGCGTGCTGGCTGCCATGCAGGGCATGAACATCCAGCGCAGCTCCAGCACGTTCTTCGCGAACGGTGCCAAGCCTAGCGGCATTCTCACCAGCGACCTGACGATCGACGAGACCACAGCAAAGCGCCTCAAGGATCAGTGGGAGGCGAACTACACTGGCACGAAGATAGGCAAGGTCGCCGTTCTCGGCGACGGCCTGAAGTACGCGCCGATCATGATCAGCGCGCAGGACTCGCAGTTGGTCAGTCAGCTGAAGCTGACCGCAGAGATCGTGTGCACCGCGTTCGGCGTTCCGCCTCACAAGATCTTCATCGGCCAGATGCCGAACTACAACAACATCGAGGCTCTGGACCAGAACTACTACTCGGGCTGTCTGCACAAGTTAATCGAGGCCGTGGAGTCGTGTCTCGATCAGGGTCTTGGGCTGGAGAAGGCGGAGATAAACTACCAGACGAACCTGAACGTCAAGGACCTGCTGAAGATGGACACGCCTACCAAGGTGAAGACGTACATTGAGTCCGTCCGGGGCGTCCTTACCACGAACGAGGCTCGCGAGGAGCTCGGCTACGACGAGGTGAAGGGCGGCGACGCAGTGCTGAGCCAGCAGCAGAACTACGACATCGCGGCTCTCGCCAAGAGGGACGCCAAGGAAGATCCATTCGCCAAGGCAGAGACAACGCCCAAGACGCCGAAGAAGCCTGCTCAGGACGCGGGAGACTCAGGGCAGCCCACGCCTCCGCCAGAACCAAAGATGATAACTGATCAGCGACCTCAATTGTCAGTGGAGGAGCGCAGTGCAGCTTATCAGAAAGGCTTCAATGACTGTGCCGCTGCATGAGCAGACTGAGTTCCTGAGGGAGCTCGGCAAGTACGTTCGCGAGCAGATCGAGCTCGCGGTCAAGCCGTATCAGGTGAAGATAGAGGAGCTGGAGGCGCAGATACTGCTGCGCCCCGTCATCGACGAGGCAGACGTGGTGGAGGCGGCGCACGACGCCGTCGTCAAGAGTCTGCCCAAGCCGGAGAACGGGAGGGACGGGAGGGACGGCGAGCCCGGGAAGGACGTAGACTACACCTTCGTCAAGTCCCTCATCGACGAGCAAGTCGAGACCAAGATCAGGCTGCTGCCCCCGGCCCGTGACGGCAAGGACGGCGTGGACGGCAAGAGCGCAGCGATCGACTACGACAAGGTGACCGAGATATTAAACGGATGCATCGGTCAGTACTTCATGGCGTATCCTGTCAAGAATGGTGTTGATGGCAAGGACGGCATACCGGGTAAGGACGCGGAGCCGGTCAATTACACGAAAATCTGGTCGGAGATTCACGAGAAAGTACGTCAGCATTTCGAGGACTATCCTGTCAAGGACGGCAAGGACGGTGCGGACGGAAAAGATGGCGCGGACGGTGCACCGGGCAAGGACGGCACCAGCGTAATCGCTGATGACGTCTTGCCAGCGATTCTGCTGTACACGGAGCAGACCGTCGAGAAGCTATTTACTCAGTGGCCGAAGCCGAAGGACGGCAGGGACGGCGCAGACGGCAAGGATGCAGTCGTCGACTGGGAAAAGGTCGCCGTAGAGGTCAACGAGAGAGTACTTTCATACTTCGAGGCAAATCCAGTGAGGGACGGTGAAGATGGAGCTCCGGGCAAGGACGGCACGTCTGTTACGATCGATCAGCTTATTCCTGTGGTCGCTGACGCTGTCAGTAAGAGTGTTGCTGGTCTGCCTAAGCCTCCTCACGTTACTGGTAGTGTTATCGACCGCGACGGTGTTCTTAATCTTATGCACAGCGACGGGACATCTGTCAAGGTTGGCCTTGTGGTCGGCAGAGACGGCACTAGCCCCTCGCTTGAGCAGATTCGAGAGATGGTTAAGAGCGCTGCCGCAGAGCTACCTCGACCGAAGGACGGCGCAGACGGCAAGGACGGCCGCGACGGCATCGGGTTTGAGGACATTCGGTTCGAACAGATCGACACACGAAATGCAAGACTCGTCGTCACCAATCCAGACGGATCAAAGTCCAAAGAGTTTTCACTGATTCTGGTTGGTCAGGACTACAGAGGAATGTACGACGAGAGCGCGGAGTACGTGAGAGGCGACCGAGTGACACTCGGAGGATCGGAGTGGCACTGCAACGTTCCGTGCAAGGGAGTACGTCCAGTTACCGACGACGAGAATTGGTCGCTGGCAGTTAGACGTGGAAGAGACGGCAAGAAAGGTGATCCCGGTCCGAAGGGCGAGAAGGGTATGGACGGTCGCGACGGACGCGACCTGACGCAACTAGGCTTCGACGGTTCAAAGACGTGACGTCGCGGTCAAACACTTCTCACAGGAGACAACGGCATGACTATCGGTAATACGACTGAGACCGCAATCTTGAAACTTACGTTTCAGGCTGTTGCGTGGGCGAACTACGCGGACAACGCCGCGACTACACCGCAAACCGGCGTCGGTGTCTCGCTGCACACTGCGGATCCGGCGGACGCCGGTGACTCGACGACCTCAGAGGTCGCGTACACCGGATACGGGCGCGTCAACGTCGCCCGAACCACAGCGGGATGGACCGAGTCGAGCGGCACCGTCGTGCCAGCAGCGAACATCGACTTCACCGCAGGCACCGGCGGCACAGGTGTCGTCACTCACTTCGCCACGTCGAAGACGACCGCGGCGGTTCCGACTGGTGCGCAGGCCATTCTGTGGAGCGGCACGGTGTCGCCGAGCATCAATACGGGCAACGGTGTGACTCCGCGCTTGACTACGGCGACCAATATCACGCTCGACTAGACTACAACAAAAGAGGGAGGACCAATGCAGACTGTTCAATTGCCGGATCACTCGGCGGAGTTCCGCCGCTGTCTCGTCGACTGCGACACGGAGGGAGTCAGGAAGATCTGGAAGCACGTTGCTCCGAATATGCCTCTCCCCGAGACAGACGAGGACACACTCATCTGCATCCACATAACGCGCACGGCAACGGAGCGACTCCCGTTTCGCTTCCGCGCCTACTCGCACTCGTGGTTGCGCGAGCGCTTCCCCGTCAATCCGTCGCAGATACCGGACAGTCTGAAGCCGAGGGCCGAGCGCATGTACCCGCGCATCGTGTCGGCGGTCGGAATCTGCGTCGCCGGTTTCGGCAACAAGAAGACTGAGTATCACCACTATGTCTCGAAGAAGCTCTGCGACGTGGTGGCCGAGATGTACGCGGACGGCATCGAGGACCCGGACTTGATAAAGGCGAGAATGAAGGTGGTCCACGACAGACTGAGGAGCGAGCGATGACCAGTCTCGTCGTGAAGATGCTCGAGGACACTCTCGAAAAAGCGCGAACGGAGGGATTCAGCAGTCTATGTCTCTCCGTGACCGGACCGAACGGAAACTACTACAACTGGTCGACGGGCGAGGAGATCCAGCAGCTTGAGCTGATCTCGTCCCTGCACGACAAGCTGCGGGCGCACGTCGAGAACTGGCGTCCGTACGACGAAGACCCGAAGCTAGACGCGAGCTTCGCCTGCTATCACTGCGCCAGCGTGCCGACAGGCTTCGACTTCCTGACGTGGCTGTTCACGCAGGAGCTGTATCGCATCGACGAGGACGCCCCTGGTCCTCTCAAGGTAGCCTTCTGGCAAGGCAGACACCCCCAACCAAATCCGTGGCTCGACGCCGTGTATCGTCCGCTGATCAAGATGATCGGCGGCGTAGAGGACGACCGAGCTCTGCGGCGCATGGGGGCCGACGTGCACGTCACTAGGACTATGGCTGCACTGTACCGTCTCGGCGCGAAGTTGCCTCCGCTGAGAGCGGCAGGCGACTACGACTTGCCGCGCGGCGTTGTCACGATCACGCTTCGGGAGACCGACAGCTTCCCGCATCGCAACAGTGATCTAATAACGTGGTACGAGTTTGCCCGCTTTCTCAGGGCCAGAGGCGAGCAAGTGGTTGTCGTTCGCGATACGTCCAAGGCAGATGAGCCAATAACAGGGTTTGAGACCTGCCCATTCGCGTCGCGTGACCTCGACGCGCGGATGTGGCTGTACCAGAACGCCAAGCTCAACTTCTTCGTCAGCAACGGGCCGTGGATGCTGGCCGGACTGACGGAGAACGTTCCCTACGTCACCTTCGTTCAGCCGGAGGAGATGGACTCCAAGTACGACGCCAACAAGCCACACTTCTGGAAGCTGAAGATGGGCGTCGAGATCGGCGATCAGTTTCCTTGGGCTGGTTCTCATCAGCGCATCATCTGGAAGAAGCCGACGTATGAAGTTATTCTCGATGCCTATCGAAAATATTGTGATGATAACTTAACACAACTTGAGAGAGGCGCAGCTTAGCGTGACGCTCAGCAATGTTGCAGGCATCGTTGGAAAAAACGGGTTGCTGCGTGTCGTCGTTACGCAGCGCTGGCGCTTCCGTCACCATGTCAAGAAAAATGAGCACCTCTACATCGTGCCGGATTTACAGGTTCAAGAGCCTGTCCCGTGGCACGAAATTCCCGCCCTGATCCGCAACGTCGAGCGGCACGTTTTCACGCAAAATCCGCCCGCAAATAAATGCGGCGAGTGTCGGCAATGCTGCATAACGGCGGAAGTTGTCAGTGGTACTTGGCGCAAAGAGGCACACAAGCCTTGCGAGCATTTATGTGAAAAGGGTTGTGGCGTTTATTTTGACAGACCACGCGCGTGCGCGGAATACAAATGTTTGTGGCTGCAAAGTCAGGGTGGAAATAGACCGATGTCGGCAACGATGCGACCTGATCATATCGGAGTAATTTTTAGTAAAAATAACTATGATTCAAAAACCCTGTTTGTTGTCCTCGTCAAAGGTCGTGAAGAGCAATTGAACGCAGAAGAGGTTCGTGAGTTCATAGCACGTGAAGAAGGTGAAGGTGCTGTTAAAGAGATTATAGAATGACGCAAGTCTTTCTCTTAAAAACCGACACTTCGCCTTGGAGCAAACCAGGCGATTGGGCCGATGCCGGTCACACCGTCGAATTGGTCGGCGCCGGTGGACAGGGGCCTGTCCCGGCCGCTCTGAGCCTAGGAGGTGGTTCAGGCGGCTCGTATATGAAGCTCACGTATTTGTCCGGCGCGATGGGCGCGACCACGCCGTTTCAAATCAAAGGCAACATCACAAGCACTGCTTACGCTGCAACCGACTCAACAATTTGGGAAGGCACTACCGCTACCAATTCATACGAGGCAAAATCAGGATTTGCGGCCAATAGTATTAGTGGAGTCACGGGGCAAAGCCCGGTTACAAACGGAACGCCGTCCCCGATCCTCTACACGGTTACAACGAGCAGTGCCGGGGGTAATTCTGGCGGAGGTACAAACGCCGTCAGCAACGGTGCGGGCGGTGGCGGTGGCGGTGCGGGCGGACCGAGCGGAGCGGGAAGCGCCGGAGGCGGTGCGGGTACCTATTGCGCGGGCGGCGGCGGCGCATCGGACGCACAGGGCAGCGGCACCGGAGGAAACGGAGAAACAAATGGTGGTGCTGGCGGCGGCAGCAGCGGCGGTGCTGGCGGTACTAGTGGAACACCTACTGGTGGAACTGGCGGGGCGGGAACAGGATCGGGCGGCGGCGGTGGATTTGGTAACTCGTCCGCTGGTGCTTCCGGCGCTGGCGGCGCTGGCGGCACCGATAATCAATACGACTCATCGCACGGTTCCGGCGGAGGCGGAGGCGGAGGCGGTGGCTCAAACGTAAACACGGCGGGTTTCAATTCTTCGGGCGGCGGTGGTGGGCAATACGGCGGTGGCGGCGGCTCCGCCGGAAAATTACGAAAGGCGGGAACAACTAATGCGGGCACCGGCGGTGATGGCCTTATCGTCATCACCTACACGCCAGCAGCGAGCGGATCGACTACTGGGTCGGCTGCAGGAACTGGCGCTGCGAATGCGACTGGCCGCGCCATTATCTCTAGCACTGGCAGCGCGAGTGGAAATGGTACGGCATCTGCAACGACAACGGTCACTGCTTCATCGTCGGGGTCAGCGCAAGGCAATGGTACAGCGAGTGCTGTAGGAACAAGTCTTAAGTCAGCAAGCGGTTCTGCCGCAGGAACGGGCACAGCAGCAGCGGTCGGTGCCACGATCCTAGCAGCGGTCGGTTCTGCGTCAGGAACGGGTACAGCAGCCGCAACTGGTAAGCAAACTTCTGCGGCAACAGCGTCAGCATCAGGAACCGGTACTGCAAACGCTGTAGGTGCTCAGACATCAGCGAGTATCGCTTCAGCATCAGGAACCGGAACGGCTTCAGCTACCGCCACTGAAATACGATCAACAATTGCTTCCGCATCAGGCGTCGGTTCCGCATCAGGCGTCGGTTCTATAATATCAGCGGCAATTGGATCAGCATCCGGTACAGGAACGGCCAGTGCGACCGGGACAGGGATTAATTCAAGCACTGCAAGCGCCGCAGGTACAGGCACAACTAACGCGACCGGCACCGGAATTTTCTCAAGTGTCGGAAGCGCCGCAGGTACAGGAACAGCAAGCGCTGTCGGTGAAACCCCCGGAGGCGGTTCGGTCGGCTCTGCGTCTGGTGTCGGTACAGCCAGTGCGACAGGAACAGGAATTGTTTCAAGCATCGGTAGCGCGACCGGTACGGGAAGTGCGAGCGCAACGGGCGCTGCGACATTTGCAGCAACGGGTGCTGCGACCGGAAACGGTACGGCCAACGGTGTTGGACGTTCTACTTTCTCCGCAACTGCAAGCGCCACTGGTACGGGTACTGCAAGCGCCACTGGACGAGCGACGGCTGCAAGCATTGGTAGCGCCGCTGGTACCGGAGCAGCCATCGGCATCTCCGACACCGGAACGAGTACCGGACAGGCCTCTGGTCAGGGAACGGCAGCGGCGACAGGACGTGCGTTCTTTGCAGCGATGGGCGCTGCAGCGGGGACCGGAGCTGCGAGTGCCACTGGTCGTGCAACTGTTTCGGCTACAGGGTCCGCTGCAGGAACGGGTGCGGCCAATGCACAGGGTACGGGGATTGTCTCTTCAGTTGGTAGTGCGTCGGGGACGGGCACCGCTAGTGCCACTGGCAACAACATCAGTTCAGCTAGTGGAGCGGCTGCAGGAACGGGCACCGCTGCTGCGACTGGTGCACAGACAAATGCGTCGACTGCGAGTGCCTCAGGAACTGGTACGGCCTCAGGAACTGGGGCAACAGTTCTCGGCACGATTGGTAGTGCAAGTGGAGCGGGCACAGCTTCCGGTCAAGGTCGTGCAACAAATGCATCGACAGGATCAGCTTCCGGTCAAGGCGCAGCAGTCGGCGTCAGCGCAGCTAACAACATAGTGTCAGCAGTCGGATCAGCTTCAGGAGCTGGCGCTGCAAACGCAGTGTCGATAACGATAGCCGGAATGGTCGGCACGTCTATCGGACTAGGTAGAGCTGCCGGTGTTATTTCAGTTGTTACAACTGACGCCGTCGGAAGCGCGTCAGGAATTGGTACAGCTTCCGGTGTTGCTATATGGACAGCAGCGGCAAACGGTAATGCGCCTGGAATAGGTCT